GTTTCTTCAACTTCTTCAGTTTCTTCAACTTCTTCAGTTTCTTCAACCTCTTCACCTTCTTCCTCAGTAACTTCGTCTTCAACTACTTCTTCAGCACCTTCACCAGCCTCATCTTCTTCAGCTACTTCTGCAGCACCTTCACCTGCTTCATCTTCTTCAGCTACTTCTTCAGTTTCCTCAACTTCTTCAGTTTCTTCTACTTCCTCTTCGTTAGTAGTTTCTTCTTCATTAGTTTCTGGAGTTTCTTCTTCAGTAACTTCTGGAGTTTCTTCAGTTTCTTCAACTTCTTCGTCACCATGAGCTTCTTCTTCAACTTCTTCCTCTTTTACCATACCTTCGTTGATTTGAGTTGCAATATACTCTGCATACTCAGATACATTTTGTAGATTCTCTTTTAAGTATTCTACATAAGATAATAGATTCTTAGAAGTTTCAGTACCTTCATTGTGCTGTTCAGCTAAATAGTTAGCAAAGTCTTTAACTTTACCAACAGCCTCAGCTAAATGCTCAGAGTATTGAATACCTTGATCTAATTTTTCAGCAACAGATTCTGTATATGAAATGCCTTGATCGGCTTTTTCAGCTACATGCTCTGAATACTGTATTGACTCGTCTAATTTGCCAGCTAAATACTCAACATATTCTGAGAGAGTATTGACGCGCTCGACGATGTGATCGTTATGAGACTTTACATTCTCTAACGTGTTATCTTCGCTTGTAGCTCCGATAGACTCTTTAATGCCTTTAATTTCGTTAGCTAAGTACTCAGAATACTTGTGGAAATCTTCAGCTTTTACAAATTCTGCCATGTTTTTATTATTATTTGTTTCTATATTGGTTTCTGTAATTTCTTTTTCTACTTCTGGAGCTTTTGCGTCCATTTCGTAGATCCATAGACCTGACTCATTGTCAAAGCCATAAGACTCGTTAACTCTTTTTAGCTCTGCATTTGCAAAACCAGGATCTGCTACTAGGTCATAAGTAAATAATTGCTTAATTTTTACTTTACCGTTTGATTCGACAGCACCAGCTGCTCTAGAAGAGATTTGTAAAGGTACTCCAGCATCAACAAGAGCTTTAGCTTGTCTACCTGCATCAGTATCTAATAATCTGATTTTACCTTTTACCTGTTTGTTGTCCTTGTCGTAGAAAAGTTCTTCGATAATGTGGGAAACATTTTTAAGGGAAACATCAAATTGTTGTGGGTGGTCTAACTCACCTAACAACTTGGATGATTTAATCTTATCCTGTAATTGCTGAATCTGAGGTAAATACTCATCTTCAGTATAAATACGATTATTTTTATTTTTGGAGTCAATTTCTCCAAAGATACCCTCTAGAATGTATTCTTTATTCTCAGAAACTGTACCAGTTAACTGAGACGAAGACATTTCGACAATCAATAAGTCGTTTTTATGTGCCATATCTATGGTTTATCTATTTTTATTATATATCTACTTGTATTATGCAATTATCCTAATATCTTTTATATGTCAGCCAGTGGGTCTTCTTCTTCGCCCTCTCCTTGATCTGCTTCTTTCTCAGCTTCCTTCTCTTCTTCAGCATCTTCGGCTGATTTGTCAAGGAAATATGCTGTTAGAATATCCATCTCTCCTTCAGCAAAAGCATCATTTCCATACTCTCTAAAGAAATAATCTTTGTAGTCTTGCTCTGTTGAAGATGCTGTAATAGCACCTAAAATTTCTGCTGATTTAATGGTAGCACCAGAATCTAATGTAAGGTCCTGAACATATATCTTTGAGTCTTCGCCGGCTTTCAATGCATCTTCACCAACGAACTCTTCAAAGGTTTTGAAAATTTTAAAATCTTGTTTCATGTTTTATATATCTCTTTTTCTACAGAATCTAGGTTAAAGAGCCATCGGGTCTTCTGGTTCCGGTTCTTCTGCATCATCTTTTGCCGCTTTAGCCTTATAGGCTTTGTTGGCTCTAATTTCATCGTCTGTTAATTTCAGATATTTAGTAACTAAGTACTCTTGATCGAAATAGTATTCTTCTTCCATAGTCTCTTGGTTAGTTGTCATTAGAGAATCTCTCATACTTGAGATAAAGTCTAATCTCAACTGCATGATTTCTTGCTCTTTTAATTCTGCGAATACATTCTCTTCATTGAATCTTAGAGCTACCTGAGTTTTAAACTGTGGATCGTCTGTAAATTCTGGATATTTAAGACACATTTGAATATACAATGGTTTTACAAGTATCTCTTGGAAGACTGATCTTAGACGCTTGATAAATTTACCAAACTTAATCTCATCTCTTACCATACCGTCACCTGCTAAGGCGTAGTCACCACCGTCATCTTCATATAGGAATCTGTTGTAAGGAATTTTTGAAACCTCTTTTAATTTATCAGAGAAGTATTTAAGTGCTTCTGTATCTGATAGATCTGGTCCTTCACCACCAAGAGTTTCAATCTCTGGTTGCTCACCGTCTTTAGAAGGTAACCAATACTCTTTTGAGAATTGTAACATTGGTTTACCGTCAGTAGTTAATGAACCAGACTCGAAGTCAAAGTCAACGACTTCTTTATAGTTATTCATAAGTTGAGCAAGTGATTGTTTTGCTCTTGTTTTAGATTTACCACCAACAGGAATAATAAACTTCATTCTGAATGAAGCGTTGGTTACTGCCCATACTACTCTAGTATGTTCCATAATTCTTAGTAAGTTAAAAGATCTTACTAGTCTCTCAACGTAACTAACTCTTGAAGCAGTTGAAAGGGAAGAATATGAAATGTAAATAATCTGAGAGTCATATAGAACTCTTTCTTTTGTAGGTTCGTCTTTATACTGGATCCAAACTTTCTTACCGTCGTCTTTATTAAAACCAGGCATTAGTGTAATTGGGTCAATCTCTTTAAAGCCGATTATTTCTTTTTGGTCAGGTGAGTAGATAATCTCAAATGCTAGATAACCATCTACTAAGAATTTTCTAAAGAAGTACCAAGCTGATTGCTCACCGTTAAAACCAAAGTAGTGATAAATTTGTCTAAAGTATTTGTTAAGGTCTTTAGTTACTGAATCAGATACATCGAGACCCATAATAGAAGGTTGTGCAAAGAAATTCTTTTCATCATATACAATTGCCTCATCACAAAGTATATCTAGAATATCTTCTACCTCATCGTTTAATGAGAATCTTCTTAATTCGTCTCTTTTACCTGGATAATCAATATCAAAGAAAGGTACATTCTTCTTCATGTTAACGTCGCTCATTGATAGAGCGGCGAATGCACCATAGATGTCATCGTTATCTAAACCGAATGGATTAATACCATTTACTTGGTTATAGCCGAATTGGTCTTCCATTGGACCAATAGCCTGTGATTGTCTTAGGACCATATCATCATAACGCATACCAAAAGAACTCAGCGTCTTCAGTGCGTTTGAGAGGCTGAATGGTCTTCTATTAGAAGATAGGGGTCCGTTTCGTTTGTCAGTAAAACCTGCCATAATATCTTATTATTTCTGTTTTATATATCTTAGTTTCTTAGGTGGTTTCTAAACATTGCTCTAATCTGGCCAATCGTCGAGTTATTTAACTCAATAAAGTCACAAAGTACTATTTTTGCCCAGTTCTCATAAGATACCACCACTTGTTGTGCTTTACGATTTCTTTTATATTGTCTAATCGCAAAATCAAAACCATAACGCTGTAAAAAAGCTTTAGCTCCTTGATAACTTAAACTAAGTGCTCCTTGTGCTCTAGCATTCTCTACTTTGTTACCTCTGGTCTGTCCATTTATATACTGTTCATATTGGTCGTATACAAAATCTAACAGATCTTCTTTTACTTTTACCGGTAACATATTTAGGTTAATACCCATATCGTTACCTCCAGCATCTGGCGGATCTAGTGCCAATACTACTGGATTACTGTCCCACCAATATGCTGATACTGGATTATCATATCTGAACACATATATTTTTCCAGGTACAAAAGGTCGGCTATCTCTACCGACTGCTTTTTCTCTAACAGCATTCTTACTAGCTTCAAACCAGGCTTCGGAATCACGTCTAGCTCTAACTTTACCGCCAGCTTCTTTACTTAATAGTCTTATGTCCTTTCTTACTTTACCCATTACTTAAGAGTTTTTTCTGTTAGGACAATAAACCTCCAACCTCTGTTTTCACACCAAGCATTTGCATAAGCATATTTATCTCTATTCTTAATATACTGCTCTGCTAAAAATTTGTAGGACTTGAGTGCTTTTTGTGATTTCTTAAGAGGTGGTCTAGGTTTTTTAATCTGTGCTTCTGGTTTAATCTCTACCAACCACTCTACCGGGCCTTCATCGCCCTTAGTTTTCATATAGAAGTCAGGATAATAAGTGTGTTCTCTTTTATCCATCGTTGACCTGTATTTAATAGCAACAGGTTCACTTGACCATTTTAATACATTATCTTTTGTATCGCACATAATCATAAACTTTCTTTCCCACGAGGAACGGTAAATGATCGGAGTTGGTCCGATATATCTGTCAGGGTTTTCTGGGGTAAAATAGCCTTGTACGAATCCTGAGTTTCCAGTGGGTTTTAAGTTTTTTATTGACATTAGATATTAAACATACCAGACTCGCCGTCACCATTTCTAGTATTTATACGATCCATGGACATTGTGTTCTTATATTTTGTTGGATGTATTTTATTCCATCCTTTCGCGTAGCCTCTTTTTGCAATCTCCGTAAAGTATGCAAAAGCGTTAGTGTACTTTGGATTAAAATTCCTCCAATACTTTAACAAGTCTAATATCGCGAATTGTAAACAGTCGTGTTTATCATCTTCGTTCAAATACACTAATTTTCTAATAGCTCTCTCGGCTATTAGGATTAGCATCTTTTCTGCATCTTTAGTCAGCTTGTCGTCTTCTAAAGACAAAACAATCTGGTCGTAAAGATCTCGATTATTTAAGTAATTCTTTTTTCTTGGCACGTTTATTTCTAATTGATTAACAATTATATGAAAAAAAGCCCATTTGTTTCGAAATGAGCTTTTCTAAATAATAAATGAATTCCGTATGATTATACGTTATCTTCTTGTGAGATGTTGATTTTGTACTTCTCTACTCTGAATGGTCTGTCTTCAAAGAATACTGTTAGAATATCATTCTTACCAGCTTGATTAAATTCAACAGCGTCAACTTTAATTTCAGCATCTTCTGGTAAACCATCTACTTCTGATTTTAGTGAAGCATTTACATAACCATCTTCAATATCTAATTTATCTTCTAATTCATTAAGATCTTCTGTAATCTTAGCGATTTCAGTTTCAATTAGATTATCAGCAGCTTTAATATCTGGAAGATTTCTATCTGCTTCTGCTAATTTACCTCTTTGGTCATATAAGAATGATAACATCTCTTTGTAGAGTGCAATCTTTTCTTTTCTCATTTCAGTAATTCTAGAAGAAGCTTCTAATAAGTCGGTGAATTGTTCTGAAACATCTGCACCAGTTTCTTCTGCAACAAATTCAATAGCAGCATCTGCTAACATTTGCTTGAACTTAGATAGTTTAGTGTCTTCGTTAACTCTGTAAACGAATACATTTTTCTCTGCTCTCATTGAAAGAACTGTAATACCACCAGACTTAGATTCAGTTAAGAAGTCTAATACTTTAAAAGCTTCAAAGTTTTTTGCTGCAACTTGGAACATCTCTAAGAGAGTTTTGTCTTGGTACTTAATGTAACCTACATTGAAAAATCTTTCTGCTAAAGACTCTTCGCTACCTAATGTTACTTCGATATTACCAGCAAAAAATTTGTTTGATTCTTTTACATATCTAAAATTGATAGCAATAGACGAAGACTTAGACTCTTCGATTCTAGTTTGAGTTGAAACTAATTCTTTAGTAACCTCGGATAAAGCTGGTCCTTTTAAACCAGACATTCTTAATTCCTTAGCTTGTGCTTGTAAGAAATCTTCTTTCTCTTTTAACTCATTTAAGTTATCAAAGTTAGATAAAGCACCTTCTTCAACTTTAGAAAGTATTTGTTTATTGTTATAGTCATATAGGAATGAAATACCTTCGTTAGTAATTTCAAAAGTTTTACCAGCTGCAACTAATGTTTTGAATAAATCATTTGTTTCTGCAACTTGCTCTATGTGACTACCTGTTACTTTAAAGTTGGCACCTGCAGCATGGAACAAATAACCTTGTCCTTGCTCTAGAATTGGCGATACAACTTCTTTGTTTATTGAATTTGTCATTTCAAATTATTTTTGTTTTCTTATACTATATATCAGTCAAATTATTCTTCAATGTTATCTCCCCATGGGAACCTCTTGGCTTTGACTTTGTAGTTGTCTCCAAGTAGTGATTGATCTTGTTCTGTATTAATTGGATTAACTAGATCTGAGTTACCAATTGTGAACATTCTATTAGACTGTTTTCTTCTTCTACTAATTCTTCTAATCTGAGATTCTGTACTCTGTTCGTTACCTAAAGTACCAACAACATCTGGGTGAGAGCAGTCTTTACCTACTTCAACTTTTACCCACTCAGTACCATTTGATTCCCATCTTGCAGGTTCATAGCTATCATAATATACATTAGGAGTTATGCTAGGATCTAGGAAACCATTTGGATCTCCATAATCTCCACATACTGCATTTGCATAGAATGTTCTTGTGAATTTTCTGTAAACATCTTCTTCAAAATCAAATGAAGGTACAAATGAATTAATCTCTAGAGTAAATGTTACTTTATGATTTTGTTTATCATCGAATGAGTACTCGACTGGTCGCTCTTGTGTATAATCATCTGGCATCATATATTCAGATGAAATTCTGTAAGTACCATCTTCTAGGTGACCTGCATCAACATGATAGAAATTAGCCTTGTACATTTTCTTCACAATAGCTTCTGTTACTTTAAATAAATCTAATTGGCTTGACACTAAAACTTCTACGTCTACACCAATTACTACAGGAACCATCTCAAATTCAGCAACATAGCCTTCCATTAGACCTTCTTCGTTTAATCTCGAATACTGACCTAAGTTTCTTTTATTGACTAGCTTAGATGGATCGACAGTAAAAGACGTTAGGTTTACAATACCTCTTGGTACTTTGTCATAATTACCATCTGCAAACTCTCCGTCTGGGTCACAGCCTAAGCCATTGACGTTAGAGAAAAGAAAATTATCTTTTAGAAAATTCTCATCTCCACCAACAGCATAGAAGAAAGGTATATCTACCTCTACTCTCTCGTCATTACTAATTTGACGATAGAAACTCATCTTGCTATTTAGATCTGCTAGAAGTCCGACAATAATGTGTCTGATAACAGAGTCGTCTTTATTGTACTTTAAATTATATGTTGCCATAGGTTATATATCACCCTTTATCTGTAACAAAAATGGCCAATATCTCTATTGGCCATTCTTTTGAATTCAATTAAATTGTAGTCTTACGCTGTACATTCTTGGATGGTCGGCATTGAGTCGATCTCGAAGTCAGCTGTACCTTCTGAAGCTTCTGCTACAATCACGATGTGGTCACCAGGAGCTGAACCAGAAATTACGTTTACACTTGTAAGATCGTAACCCTGATCGATTGCAAATAGCATTCCAGTAGAAGGAGTTTTCATTAAGCTCTGCGTTACTCCACCACATCTTACAACTGTGTAGTAGTTGTAAGTTGTTGGGTTTTCACCTCCACCACCAGGATTAACTGTGTAGTTTGACCAGTATGTTAAGTTAGTATCTGCCCAAGTTTTAGCTTCTGCAGCAGTAGACGATCCATCGATTGATGAACCTGAGAATGTCTGAGGATTACCTTGAGCTGCAGTAATTGCAAGAATAGCTTGAACATATTCTGCATCGGATGATACTCTGTGGAAACCGATGTAAGCATCTGCCGTACCTCTTGTTGTACCATCACCACCTGGAGCTTGAATTCCCACTGTAGTAACCGGAGTAGGCATTGACTCTGCATTATTCTTGATGTATGCAACAATTGATGCTGTTTCAGCTGGTCCTGCAACCCACTGAACGTTAGCATAGTTATTTGAGTGCACTATATCTTGCCCTGTAGCTACGTGTAATCTACCGTTAACTGTAGTAAAGTTAGAGATAGAGTTGTTCGCTGAACCCGAATAAGTTACACCGAATGTTCTATTATTTGAAGCTGTTGCCATAATTTATTGTTAATCTTTTTTGTTTTATTATATATCTTCGTTAATCTATGCTTTCGATAGTAAACTTAGAAAACCCATTTTCTCTATATATTTGAATCTTCTTGTCGAATATCTCATGTGGTAGCACAGAGTGATTGATTACAAAAGTATTTATCTTATGTTCTTTGATAACTTGGTTAAGAATCTTTAGAATGTTATAGACTCCATCATGGTCTACCGAAGATAATAGCTCATCTAAGAATAGAAGATTTAATTGTGGGAATCTTAACTTTAAGATTTTAATGATAGCAACAATAACAATAAAGTCTGCTTTCTTTCTCTCACCAGTTGATAGTGTTAGTGGATTAATATCTTCACCTAAGTGATTAATAATACAATTAAACTTCTCATCGAATCTAATATGGAAAGGTAAGTGCATGGTTTGTGCCATGGCAGCTATATTAGTATTAAGTCCTGGTAGAATAGTTTTAACTGCCAGATTCTTAACACCATCTTCACCTAGAATCTGCTCAATGATTTCCATAAAGTTATAGTCACCATTTAACTTGTCTTTAGACTTAGATTTTTCTGCTTCTTTTTCTTCAAACTCTGTAATCAAATTTCTTAGGTGGTCGAAGTCAGCTCCCTCTGGAGTATCTTTAAGTGCTAACAACTCAGCTTTCAATTGCTTCATTGTATATTTGTTATCGCTAATCTGACCTTCTATTTCTACCTTAGCTTCTCTAGCTTCTGTAACTTTATCTTGTAAAGCATCCATCTCTGCTTTGATAGACTTAATATCGTTTGTGTTAGACTCAATCTTTTCACTGAATGAATCTTTTTGCTTTACGTGCCAGTCTGAAGTTAATTTAGTTTCACATGTTGGACAGTGACCACTTTCATATAGCTTTAACTTTTTATTTAAGTAGTCAATCTCTCTTTTAATATCACCAGCTTCTGTTCTCTTTTCATTATATTCTGTATTGAACTTATTCATCGCAGTCTCTTCTTTCTTACGATTTTCATCCATCTCTAATACAGTCTCATGTAGAGTAACTAACTGATCTTTTAACTCTTGAATCTTAGATTTATTTGCAGTAGCAGATTCTTCTAGTAGTGTATTTAATTTACCTCTAACTGAAGCAATAGAATCTAGAATCTGATTTAACTCTGCTTCATAGGAATCAATATCAAATTTAATATCTCTTCTCTCATCTTTGATTTGTCTCTGCATATCATTAAGAATAGAGAAGCCAAACATTCTGTCAATAATCTGCTTCTTGTCTTGGTTAGACATAGTTAAGAATGATTTGAAATCATTTACTGATAGAATAATTATATTCTTAAATACGTGATATGGAATACCGAATACTTCGTCTTCTAAATACTCTTGTACAGATTTCTTACCTGCTTTATCGAACTCAACTCCATTAATAAGGACACTAAATTTATTTGGTGAGATGCCTCTTTCAATCTCAATAAACATAGTACCACATTGTAGTCCAATCTTTACATGAAGTTCTTTGTTAATTCTGTTTGGTAGGTCTGCTAATTTAACACCTTCTACTTTACCATAAAGTCCATAGATGATTGCATTTGCAATTGTTGTTTTACCATCACCGTTTTTACCTAGTGTTAGAAATAACTCGGAACCTTCTTTTAAAAAATCTATTCTCTGCTTCTGGTTTCCGTAGGATGCAAAGTTCTTAAACTCAATATAGTCTATCCTCATTATTTATCGGTATCGTAGTTATATGCACATTGGGTATACAACTGTTTTAACTTCCCTTTTAGTTTTAGAGACAAGTCCTCATCATGTTTCATTCCGTCTACATACATATTACATAAATTAAGGATATTGTAATTCTTGTACATTTCCTCAATTTCATTTATGTCATAGAAATCTTTATCAATATATGAGTCTTCCTCATAGATATTAGGTTCCAGTTTTCTAGAGATATGTTGTATCTCATTGACTAACTGGGATAGTGCGTTAGTTGTTGCAATTTGTGAAGGTACAAATAGGTCTACGAAATTATTGTCTATTTGTTCTTTAAATTGTCCAAGTGGCATATCGTAAAGTGCCTTGATATTATACCTTAGAAATTTAGGGGAGATATGATTTTCAAAGAAAGTCTCTTCCATATCTTCTAAGTTAACTAGGTCGAAACCTTTTGGATTATCTCTATCGGATCTAGTTAATTGGTAAGGCACTCCTACCATTAGTAGTTTATTCTTCTCTTGTCTAAAGTGAATGTGACCAGAATAAACTCTTGTATATTTGTCGTAGATATTAGTCTCAGTTCCATGTTCATTTTTTACTTTTGAATTTAAGTAAATACCTCTAACTTCTGAGTGACAAAATACAATATCTGTTTGTGGGTATTCTGCTAAAGTCTCTGCTTCATGCTCTGCATCTCTTCTCCATGGCATTAGCAAAATCTTTCTACCAGACCAGTCTAATAGTTCTGGCTCTTTGTAAACTTGTACATTTGGAATCCATTTCAAACTGTCGATCGATGAGATGTCATTTGACTTCTTAGCCCATATATCATGGTTACCACAGATTACATAGCATGGTAGTATTTGACCTAATCTTTCAAATAGGTCAACTGCATAGTTTAAGACTTTAATGTTAATAGATTGTCTGTTATCGAATGTGTCACCTACTTGAACTAGTACATCGCCGGGTTGTACGTGTTTCTTTAATGTAGGGATAAACAGTCTCTCAAAGAAATCTTTCTGTATCTCTAGCCATTCTACTGAATTAGCTCTTACACCAAAGTGTAAGTCTCCAAGAACCCAAACTCTCTTTGCGCCTTGTTTGATAACCTTAGGTTCAATCATTTAAAATAATCTTTTAATGTTCTTCTTTTCTAAAATACCGGTTTTTGCATCCAGCTCTTGAATAAGATCTTCCTTATATACATTAGAAAGAGAGCTGTAAAATTTTGCTGGCTTAATGTCAAAGTAAATGCACATTTCACTGAACAAATCTATCCTTGACCAACTCTTACCAATTTCATCTACGATATATCCATAGACTTCATTGATGTCTGTTTTTCTAAGTTTATTACATCTACCTAAATCATCAACCTCATTGAATACTTTAAATCTACTGACTGTAATTAACTCATGTATCTTACGAGCTATCATCTCGTAATGAATCTTCTCCTCTGCATCTAACTCCTCTCTTAGAGAAGGGTCCAGATCGAAACTAATGTTACCTAGTTCAAACTCTGGTGTGTCGAAACTATTGTTAAAGATTTTATCATTTGCCATATTATTGTTTTATTTTTAAATGCTATGGATGCTTGATTGTGTAATGTCATCCGTTTCAACTAGTCTCATAAAGTTATAGTCGACATTTAATTTACATTTATTACCTTTACCCTCACCATCTCTGATCTTAAGCACTTTTAACCAATACTCTGCATTGGCGCGCATTAAGTCATCTTGGATAATACCAAGCATTACGTCAGCAGTGTGTGATAGACCTGCAGATTCTGCAACGTCTGACATGGAAATATCTGAAGAATTATAGCCGTTTCTGTTTATTTGAGTTGCTGTAACGATCAACCAATTATTACGAATACCCATAGCACGAAGGTCTTCAGCAATTTGCTTGATCTTCATATATGTATTCTCCGTATTTTGGTTACGATAATTGGCTAAGATATTAATATAGTCAATTACAACAGCGCCGACTTTAATCTGTAACTCTTCTTCAATTTGTGCAACATAAGCTTCAATATCTAAGACTGTAGCCTGAGATGTTGGGAATTGTTTTACATAAAGTTGTCCTGGAGGAGTGAACCCGTCACCGACCGTTTCCAACCTTCTTTTAATGTGGTCTCTATTTTTAGCCTTCTCAGGATATTCGTCAATACGGATATTAAGAAGGTTAGCACCAATTCTTTTTACGAATTTATGTGCTGCCATCTCTGCTGTGATAACTACAGTATTTGTACCCATCTTTACAAAGTTAGCTGCATCATTAGCTAGATAAATTGATTTACCAATGTTCTGCTCACCAGCATAAACAACTAGATTACCACCTTTATCATAGCCTCCACCTAACATTCTGTCTAAGAAGTTGTAACCTGTACTAACTTTCTCAGCTTCTTTCTGGTCGTGTGCATCAAAGTCAAAGAAGTTAAGACCAAGATCTGAATTGAATGTTAAGTTATTTCTATCATTGATTAAGCCTTTTACTTTCGTAACAATAGACTCAACGTTCTCTGGATTAACGTCTGTGGTTTTAATAAATTCAATTGTGTCCGTTAGAGACGTATTGAATGTTCTCCACTTAATCCAAGCTTCTGCAGTATTAGTCAACCATTCTTCATCATACTTATTCAGATCTACATCAAAGATAATATCAATGATTTCATCTGTTACTCGCTCTCTTGACTTAGGATGTCTTTGGACTAAGAGTTTAAGATTCTCTAGTGTAGGAGTCTCCTGAAACTTCGCATAGAATTTATTAGACAAATAACTTAAAGCATCTATTTCATCTGAAGTATAGAAGTTAGTTTTAATTGCTTGTAAGTACTTTGGCTTTTCTAACGAAAGTCTAAAGAATATCTTTTCAAAATCTTGTCCGAACTGCATATTATATTTTTAATTATTCTATGGTTAAAATACCTTTTTGTTTAGAGTAGGGTTCTGATTCCCATAGATTGATTGCTATTGCATTTCTCTTACCGCTTGTGACTTGCTGTACCATGTGTAGATCGCGTCCAGCTCCAAATATAACGAATCTATTAGGTTTTGCTTTGATTATCTCTGGTGTTGAATCTCGGCCATCTGTGTATATTGCAAGTTCACCTCCTGTAAATCTCTGTCCTGGTGGATAATATACACTACCAATAATAGGACTAACTACTTCACCAGTCTCTCTCCACCATGCTTCATCTTTATCAAAATGAATTGGTAGATTATCAGCCCATTCCTGGTCATATTCTTGTGCAGTCTGAATACCAGTCCAATACTCAAAACCAGAAATATCGTATGACCTTCCAAGAGGACATCTTTCGCCCCATAGATATTCAATTATCTCTTTAGTAGTATTGTTAATTGGACTATTCCACCAACCATTCCAATACTTATAGACACCAGGGTCACCAAAGATTGTGTCCCAATTAGTATTGATTCTCTTTAGTATGTTATCGTCTTGAATTGCGTTATCAAATACTGCTATCATTCGAATGGATTAATTAAAATTTTGAAGGCCTCTTTACCAGGCTCTTCGTTTGTTTGTTCGCATAGACCCAGAGTAACTAACTCTTTTGCAGACTCTAAGATTCTATCATGATCTGAATCTGGAAACCTATAGGTCTTCAATGCGTGGTAGGTAAAGCTACCCTTGTATCTGTCAGGGTTTCTATTACACAGTTTTACTTCAGCTTGTAAAACGTCGAGAGCGGTAGGATAATCTGGTAGATCTTTTTCTATCCCTAGGATATACTTGATCGGCAGTTTATCTTTGTTAAGCTTCACTCTCTTCTAAGATTTCGTCTATATCGATTTCTCTAGCTTCAGTGTTATAGTTGAAAAGTGGCTGAATTCTTTTTTCAATTTTCTGAAGTACTTCCTCGGTAAAGACTTTCTCAGTGAAAAACTCGTTGTTAGGCACAGTCTCATCTAGGTGTTTACAGATCCATCCTCTTGCAGTTGCTTTAGGAGTCTTTGTACCGTTCTTCTCAACGACACCTCTTGTAATACCAATTTCATCCCAGTCAATATATTGCTCTAGACCAACATATCTGTTCATACCTTCAGTAAAATGTAAGTGGAACTTGATAGGATGTGGTTTTGCAAATCTGTTTTTATTTGGTTTTGCTGTGACAACAATACCTGCTTTCTCACCACCTTCTTTTAACTGAGCTTTACCTAAGAATAAGACAATAGATGCAGCATATTCTGGTCCAGTACCACCACCTGCAACTTGTCTTGAGATAAAGTCTTGGGTCTGATATGTGTGGTTAGTAAATAGGAATGGAATTTTTAAGTCAGCCAAAGGCGTCATAATAATTCTAAAGATAGACTTAAGAACTTTTGATCTGGTCATATCTGATTTCTCAGAACCAGACTTTGCATCTTCAATTTCTTTTGCAGTTGCTAAGTTACCAGCAGAGTCTAAGATAATCATAATCTTAGGTAGATCTCCACCCTTTCTTTTTACCTCTTGCATTTTAGCAGTAATTGAAGTAACTGACGTTCTAAACTCTTGTACTGTATTACATGGTTGGTAATTTACTTTCTCAGTATCAATACCAAACTTCTTCATTAACTCTCTGTCTACTGCAGCTTCTGAATCATAGAAAATAACATTGTAACCCATCTCAATTGCTCTTGCAATAGAGTTTAGGATTAAGAATGTTTTACCAGTACCAGATGGTCCTGCAATTGAACAAGATCTGTTGTTAGGCCACCCTTTAAAAAGTGAACCACTGACACATGCGTTTAAGTGATAGTTACCTGTGTCAATCCATTCTGTAACTTCACTAAATGTTGAATGTTCCATAACAGAACCTAGTGGATTAATTTCCTTCAGCTCTTTGTTTATGTCGTCAAAACTAAATGCGTTCTTTTTAGCCATGTTTATTATTTTATTTAGTTATATGGTGATTATATGATTTGTTTAGAGAACATTATCATCACCAAACTCAGCCTTCTCTTTGGCTCTTAGTGTGTTTAATTCTTCTGTTAATTCTCTAGCTCTTTCTTCTAAAGATTTAATACCTTCTTGAACATCAGCAAGTCCATGCAGAATTCTTTGATATTCTTTCACATACTCTTGTTGTCCTTGAGGTAAATCTTCTAATTTAATTTGTCCTTCCATAATCGTCTTCGATTCTTATGATGTCATCCTCTCCAAAATAAGTACCAGTTTGTACTTCAATAAATTGAACAGGTTCATCTGTTTTATTCCAGGCTCTGTGTTTATCACCAGGATATATTGCTACATCCATACCTGGATTGAGGGCTTGCTCGTTCCCATTTAAAACTAGTGTGAGTTGTCCCTTTGTGACAACCCAACGTTCTTTTCTTTTCTCATGGTATTGATATGATAATTTACTATTTGGATTAACTGTAATTTGTTTTACTTTACAGTTATCGTCTTCAAATAGAATATCATATCTTCCCCATGGTCTTATGTTATCTTCCATTAGTCCTCTCCTAAAATTGCTACATCGTCGTTATTGAGATGTTCTGCCCCATGGACGTCAATGTCAAATAATTTTGTTTGATTTGGGTTATTAGTCAAGATCTTACCTTTTTTATCTACCCAATATAGTTCTCTAATCGCTTCACCTAATTCCATATCGTTAGGGTATTTTTCGACTAGTTGTTTTACTTGTTCTACTGTCATAATTTTAAAATAATGCCGAAGCGTAAATTAAGTTTGTATCTAATGTCTGAAGACCGATTGCTGTTAATACTCTATTTAGTGGGTCAATCATACATTTTTCAAACTGTGTATCAAAGTCTACTTTAGGTGCAATTTCATAAGGATGTTCTCCTGGTAAATATGCATAGACTTCAGAGATTGGAGTTTTACAGTTATAGATTTTTAGTTTCTCACCGTTACCAATCACTTTATATTTGTTTTTGTATTTCTTATTCTGATTAAGAATATAATTGTAATAACCTGCTGCTTTTACATTGGCAGGACACTTTAGTCCTACTTGGAATTCAATTTGATCGTCGACAATATACTTCTCGATATTATTAGTTCTACGATTAAATGTAATATCATCAATGTCAGCTAATTGAAATTCTTTCTTAGCCTTCTTCATGAAAGTAACCAATTGCTGTAGTTCTTCAGCACCGGGGGTTTTTTGTGACTTGAATAGAATTCTAAGTGCTTCTACTAGTTTCTCTCTAGCAAACTTTGGAGTAGAAGATTGAATTGTATCGAAGCCGATTGTTTTCACTTTCTTAAGTGATGGATGTCTATCAGTTGTTTCTAATTTATCATCCCAAGCAATGTTTTGGATATACTTCTTTTTGCTCATCCAAATACCATTATATGCTAAAGATTCTAGTTCAAATACTAAGAAGTTATCTGTGTTTCTAGTATCTGCATATTTCTGCATAGTAGCTCTAATGTAATCTTTTAATCTGAATGCATAGAATGCTAGAATAAATTCATCGATAGGTAGAGCTTTAGACTCATCGTTCCAAACAATAGTCTCATACATGTCTTGGAACTGTACATAACAGGAATCAGTGTCAATATAGATTACTGCTGGCTTTTCAACTTTACCTTTTACTGTTAAGCCGAACTGCTCATGTACTTTTGTGTCCTTATGCCAAAACTCTTGGACATACTTATTCAATATAGATTCAGAGTAAAGAATAGCATTCTTACCCTGTTTAGTTATCGACTCAGCGATATTGATATTAAAGAAGTGAAACCATTTGTTACCGAATGCACCATAGATAGAGTTAAGAGTTAATTTTACTGCTTGTTCATAAGCCGTATATTTAGCAGATAACTGCTTGTAGTGATCTACAAGCAGCTCTGCCTCTTCTCTACTAAGTTGATCGATAGGTTTCTCAGAGAGTTTCGTTACGTCCATATTAAGCCGTTTGGCAAGTAGATACTGTTAGTAATGTATTTGATTCTGTTGATTGGAAAACAATTTTAGAGTCTGCAACATGTACAGTTTGCTCTTCTTTGTCTAATAGGTTTAAGTACTTCTTGTAGACTGTTACTTCACCTTGACCATTTGACTCGGGATTAATTACCGCGTTAAATGATTTACCATTTACACTAACACCCTTGCCATTAGCTTGAACGCTAAATGTTTCATCTTTGTCAAGACCAAATAGGTTCTTAACTTTACTGATAGTATGTGTGTCGATATTAAAACTGAATTGTGTATTATCAGTTGCAAAAATAGCTGCTTGCTGATCTTCTGTTAAGTCTTTAAAACCTAATGAAGGTTCTGAACAAGATAGAGTAATCTCTAACTCATCGTTAAACATTCTTAAAGAAGAAGCGATTAGCTCACCTTCTTGCTCGATAAATTCAATTTCACCTTTAATAGCATCTGCCTCAAAGTGTTTGATAGCATCAATTACTTTAGCTCCTTCGAAGAAGGCAACTTTCATCTCTAAGTCTGTATCAGGCCATTCGCTAATCTGAAAGATCTCGTTACATGCGATAGAGTGTGATTTTACTGCGTCTCTCTGTGGTAAATAAACTGCTGAATGAATTTGTCCATTCTGAATTTTCATATAGACAAATGAGTCAATAAGCTTTACCCTGTTAATAAAACCAGTCAAAGCGTGCTGGTCTATTCGATCAATTTGTAGTTTCATAAAGAATATATTTTTGTTTGATTATTATATTGGTTGATGACTAGTTGTTTCATAAAAAAAGCCCAAGGTCCTAGAATCTTGGGCTTGTTTTTTCTATAGTATTTAGCTTAGAATTTTAAGCCAAAGCCTAGAGTTAGGTTAGTTGTTTTTTGCCCTAAGTCGTAAACAACTTTTGGGTCAACGAACATGTTACCTTTATGAAAAGTAAACATCTTACCTACACCTAAATGTATTTGATCGAAATCAAAATCATTTAAAGCTGCATAACCGAAGAAACCTTTGTAAAAGTATCTTCCGTTAAGATTGAAGACCATGTCTTCTGTTGAATCTGTTTGAGCAACACTCATTCCGACCATATAGTCATCAGAAAAAGCATACCCGATTGTTGGTGAAATAGACCATTCAGTCCATGCCACGTTGTCAATATCGCCAGTACCTACGTACCAGTCACCTTTCGCGTTTTGCGCGTTTGCACCGAAGGCTGTAAGTACAGCAAGTGCCATTGTTAAAATAAAATTTCTCATTTGATAAAATTTTGGGTTAATTTAATTAGTAATAAATGCTAATCTATTCTAGTATTGTTTTGATTAGCATGAGCCTCCACGGAGTCGGAGGTTTTTCTTAATATCTTTCTTAACGATAAATCGTTCATTTCTTTCTGTTAGTGGGCTGTTATACCGGTTAAACTGGTTTTGTTCCAAATATGAACCACTTTTTTGCAAAATAATTGCCATTTTATTTTCTAGTGTCAGATATTTTTATTATATTAGTACTGTAATTAAAATTAGAGTTATGTTTGAACAAGAAGTTTTTTGGAAAGATGGGTTCACTGGAAAAGCCAAGGGTGGTGTTTTCTTTAGATCTTTCGACTTAAACAAATTTTTAAGTAAGGTAGAACTAAATGATGAAGAAGTCGTAGGTATAAAATTCGATGGCAACAACCTTGAAGTTATATTGAACGACGATCCTAAAATGGAAGTATAAAAGTAAGGGCCGGTAGTAGCGAACTCCGGCCCTCTTTTTCCGAGAACTATCCCGGTCCTAAGACGTGGTCTTCAAACCACACCTTTAACCGTCACAAGCCACACAATCTGGATCGATAGCAGCAGCTGCAATATCTCCCCTTAAAACAGATTCTGTTCTCATATAGTAAAGAGTTTTTACTCCTTCCTTATATGCTTCTAAGTGAACTTTGTTGATAAACTTAGAGTCTGCTTGAGTTGGGAATGCTAAATTCAGAGAAACAGCCTGGTCAACATATTGTTGTCTAACACCAGCTTGCTTTACCAAATCTAGTTGATTTATTTCTTTAAATGTTTTAAAGATGTCTTTTACAGGTACCCAATCTTCCTTCTCGTTTTCAGGTACTTGTTCTAATTTAGCTTTGTTGATTAGATTAGATTTAGTTGTGATTGATGTTGCTATTTTTACATACCAATCATCAATGAAATCTAAACCTTGTACAGAACCTCCGTCTTCTAAGATTTTATCCCAAGTCTTTCTAGTATTCTTACCGATTACTTTAAAGAACTTTTCTAATACTGGGTTCTTTCTAATAAATGTACCTTTTGCTGTTTGTTCTGTGAACACGTTAGCAGCCCAAGGCTCAATACCTGCAGATACATTACCTGCTAGTTTTGAATTCGATACGGTTGGTGCAATGGCTCTAAGGTGAGTGTTTCTCATACCTGTGTCTCTACACCATAGAGGTTCTCCAAATTCCAACGCCATATCTCTACTGGCCTTCTCTGTCTCAGTTCTTAGTTGTTGAAATATCTTTCTAGTCTCAAATTGAGCTGATAGTCCTTCGAATGGAATACCTCTTTCTTGAAGATATGTATGCCATCCTAGTACACCAAGACCTAGCGCTCTACCTTTTTCTGCAGATCTTACAGAATTCTCAAAGCCTCTCATGAATTTTGCTTTCTGAATAAATTCATCCAGAACTCCATCTAGGAACCATGTCGCTGTGTAAATAAGATCTGTATCTTTCCACTCGTCGTATTTTGCTAAGTTTACTGAAGATAAACAACATACGAATGAGTGAGATTCATCTGTGTGTAGAGTAATCTCAGAGCAAATGTTTGTCATATAAACTTTAAGGCCATTCTGCTTATACGCATCCGGGTTTGCTCTGTTTATGTTGCCTTTGAACATTACATAAGGCTCTCCAGTTGCTTTTCTTTTTCTAAGAACTGCAACCCATCTTTTACGAGCCTCTTTGTCACCTTCCTGTACCTTCTGCATAAAGCCATCTGGTACAACTACACATTGATGTAGATTAAGTGACTGTCTGTTGACATCACCTTTAGGCTCTCTAATTTCTAACCATTCCCAGAAATCACCATGCTCAATATCGATATTAACTGATGCTGCTCCTCTTCTTACTGAACCTTGGTTTGTAGCCAAGATTGTAGAGTCATAGATTTTACAGAAAGGTACAACACCATCTGATGTACCATTACCAGTAATCTTTGCACCGGCTGGTCTAATTTGATTTACACCAATACCTACTCCACCACCATGCTTTGCTAATAACATCATCTCTAAGTTCTTAGCACCTATATCGTGAATAGAGTCTGCTATATCAATACCAAAACAAGAAATTGGTAATCCTCTTTCTAGTCCTGTGTTAGATAAAACTGGAGAGGCTAGGTTCAACCAACCTTTCCAAATATAATCGAAAAATTTACTTGCTAATTCAGGTTTACCTAAACGTTTTGCTACTGTAGTTGAAACTCTCCAATAAGCATCTTTTGGCTTTTCGCCGTTGAATAGGTAACCTGCTGAAATTGTTTTTACGTATACCTCGGTGTTTGCCCAGGATGGAAAATCTACGTCGATCTTCCAGCCCAGGTGTTCGCCGTGGTTTTTAATTTTGTCTGCCATAGTTATAGTTTAATCGAATAAATCGTCTTCGTCCCAGTTTTCACCTTCACCTGCTTTAGAGTAATCAGTAGATCTGATTGCAAAGAAGTCAGTGTGAGTGTGTCCACCTGTTAAATGATAGAACCATTCTAATGCGTCTGCCGATTCCTCGTCATATTCAAAAGCTGATTCGTAACCAAGCTCAATTAGTTTTTCATTTACTCTCTTAGTAATGAAATTCTTTAAGTCTTTAGCTTTTAAGTTATCTAAATCTCCTTGCTCGAACATTTTATCGATAAACTTGTGCTCTAATTCCTTAATAAGCTCTGCTGCTTTTAATATATCGGCTTGTACCGATTGTTTCAAGTCAGGATATTCTTCACACATGTGTCTGAATAATTTACATCCCATTCTAGAGTGTAAAGATTCATCTCTTACTGACCACTTCATTTGTTGGCCAATACCTTTTAACAAGTTTCTCATTTGGAATGAGTATAAAACTGCAAAAGAACTGTAGAGTGAACAACCTTCAGCGAATGCTGAGAAGATAGCTAAAGATCTTGCTACTTCTTTTCTAGCCTGCTTGTCTCTCTTTAAGTCTTCATGTGTATATGGTGCAGAAGTTGAAGTTAATAGTTCAAACTTTTCTGCAGTTGCTGGTTCGTGTAAGAACGCTTCAAAATCTTCAAGACCTAAAGTCTCGTTTAAATAAGAATATGCAGTTGCATGGATAGTCTCCTGTGAACCGAACATCATAGCCATTTGCTTGATTTCGTGTTTAGGGAACCATGTCGTTACATATTGTGTCCAATAGTCAGATACTGCACATTCAGTCTGTGCAAAACCTAACAAGATATTACCTACTAAATGTTTTTCGTGAGGTAAAAGATTTTCATTCCAGTCTTTTACATCACCCTGCATAGAAATTTCAGTGTGTAGCCAGAATGCTTGAGCTTGTTTTAACCACCCTTCAGTGTAGTATTCTGGGTACTCAAATGGTTTAAATGGGATACGTTCGGTAAATAATGACATTTGCTAATTTTTGTTTTTTTATTGTTTTCAAAAGTTTTTAAAATAAAAGGTCCATAAGACCAAAAAAGGTCCGACCAGACCTAAATTTAGACTCTCAAAAACCCGTAAAATTATTAGCAGCGCTGCTATTAGTTTATATATCTGAACGCTGCAGATAATCTTCAGATTTAGAGCCTAAATTTTTTTTCTAGTTCGTGTGCTTTTTCATAATAATCATAAGAAGTTTTCTTGTATTCTTTTCTTTGAGCATATAAGTCACTCAAGATCTTTTTAAGAATACTGTCTTCCTTCTTATAGACTACGCCATTCTCACAAACAATAACAGATTCATCTTCTCTGCGTTCTTTTATTTGTGATTCCTCAACCATTTCCACGAATGAGTCGGGAGATATGTTAAACTGTCTCATAATCGATGGATATAGTGATGCAAAGTCAAATGCACTTACACCACCATAATAACCGACAATCGGTTGTTTAACAAATGCTCCTTCATACTTACTGTCTTTCTTACTGTCCTCTTTGTCGTATTCAACTCCAATACGTCTTCCAAGTTCAGTTAGCTTTCTAGCCATCAAAGATTCAGTAACTGCCACCGGTGAAGCGGCTTTATACAGAGGCATTCTCGTGATTGTTGCTAATGTTAGCAGTACTTCCATTGACCTAAGCTTTTGGTCAATGTAGTAAACCAAGACGGAGTCAACTACGTTATAGAAAACATACTTTTGAAAGTCGTTTTCGTAGAGGTCTTGGAGAGAACCACTGTATTTAATTTTACTAATACCCTCTAGGACTGCGCCAGAAACAAAATCAAGTGAATTTGATTCTTTAACTGCAACCGACCTATCATATTTATCATACAGTTGCATGTAGTCCAAAATACCCATGTGAAGTGGGCGAGAGTCTTTTCTATCAAGTGAACCGGTAATAGCAACTTCAGTTAAATCGATCTGTAAGATTTTACATCGGTTGACAATATACTGCCAGTCATAATTGATAAAGTTCCAACCAGTCATCATAGGAAACTTAGGTAAAAACTTATGCAAGAATGCTTTGACCATGTCATATTCATTCTTGAATTTGTAATAACTAAATTCCCAGTCCTGGTCATAACCAGTAAAGTGAGCATTGTTATCGTCTTCAATCTTTTTAATCTGTTCGGCCGAAAGATCTTCAAGACCTAATACGATAGCTTTACGCTCAGGTGTAATAATTGAAAAGGTTAAGATTCTAGACTTAGCCTCTTCAGGTTTTGGGAAGCCATCAACAATCTCTGTCTCAATATCGACAAAGTATGTTCTTGGCATATTAAACTCAAAGATTTCATCTTGGTCTTTTTGTGGAAGACCATCCATGAAATAAAGAAGTGAAAACTTATTAAACGATCTTGCTAAAGATTTCTTAATTGGACGACCATCCCAATTCTGGATGTTTTTGTCTTTCCATCTATCATCATCTTTTGCAACTACCCAATTTTGAAATTTATCAATCGGATAACGTTTAAAAGAAACTGTACCTTCTTTATTATAGTAAGATACAATTACTTCTTTTTCTAATTGTTCAATATCTAATAACATTAATAGCCTCGGTTTTGTCTGTCATGGTTTTCTGCGTTCTTCGCCATGTACAAGTTAACAATATCTTTTGAAGTCATACCAATAGAAATTGCAAAGTTCATATAGAAATGCAATCCATCAATCCATTCATAAAATAGTTCTAACTTGTCTTCTTCAGACAAATCTTCGATTTTCATATTAGCTGCATCTTTATGAGTACCTTTCCAGTACTTCCAAGCTGCTGAGCCAATACCATCGTTAATACCTCCTAATGCATCGAACATTTCATTTAGTTCGTCTGACATTGCATGTTTGTTAACACACCAGAAATCTGCGATTTCTTTTAGTGTCCAACCAGTAAAGTCGAAACCTAAACGTTTTTGTAATTCCACTTGCTTATTATAGATTAAGCCAAGTGTGTCTTCTGCATCTGCATGGAAGTCTTTAACTTCTAAATCTGCACATTTGTTATCTGCGTTCGCCATATTATTTTATTTGTTTTTTATAGTTAAAATCATTTATCTGTTTCAAGTTCTTCACCCCAATCTCTGTACGATTTTGTTAACAATTTCGTATCAGCTTTTTCAGGCTTAGGGTCGCCACCAACATTCCAGAACCAAGCTCCAGGTTTTCCATGTTTAGTCATGAACTCCCATGCTTTTGCATCGTAATTTAATGCCGATGGAAATGGTGGAAAATACTGTTCATCTACATTTTGTGTAAATGCTTTCGGGTGAGACCAAATAGTTGCATTACCTCTCTCACCTTTCTTGATATTTCTTGCAACTGCAACTGCGTTAAACTTAGTGTCAGGCCATGCTATTTGCAGAGACCTCTGTAGAACGCCAGTAGATATTGCTGACCATGCTTCTTCTGGATAGCCATGTGTTTCTGCAAGATCGTATGCCACTTTAACAGCGGCTGCTGTAACCAATTCATGGCGAAGTCCAAGTGGAATAAAGAATGCATCATTATCTTCTGCCCACTGTTTTGCATGAGCATTTAAGACTGGCATTGCTGCAATTCTCTTAAACTTCATTTCAGCACCTCTTTCCACACAAATAGCTTGGTGGTCTGAAATTTCTTTTTGTGAAGGACTAAATAATACTAGTCTCTTATTATACTTCTTTGCTAGGTAAGCAAGTGAGATACCTGCAAACCCATATCTTGGTTGTACATAGACTAGAGTATCTTTAGGACAAGTTTGAACTAGAATATCTCCGAATCTACATTTAGAACCAAAACCCATCATGTCTTCTCTTACTACCTTGAAGCCATCATGGTCTACTAGTTCTGGTGCTGGAAACGGATCTTTCCAATCACCAGCTAAATCTAACCATGCCTGTCTATTTGGCATCATCAGATTTAAGTCTTGATTGACTAGTAGTTTTGTATGATTATTATGTGCCATAAAATTCTGCTACTTTTTTCTTATATGCTTCTACTGTTAAACCAGCTTCTGCAATTATTTTATCATCGGAAGGATGGTGTTTCATTCCGTTAAATGTTTCTACTAGACCTAAGTCTAACATTGCTTTCTGTCTACCGAATGGATGGTCAATAATTGTAGATGAATTCCAAAGAGTGTCCATATTAATATGTTTGTAGTCAGCTCCTGGTCTCATGTAATTTTCAATCCATCGGATAAAGTCACAAGCCACATCCTCTGCATTATATGGAAGAGAGCCTGTTTGTTCATATATTTTAGTCATCACTGCATCTAGGAAAGGTTCTGATTTCTTACCTTTGCCTTCTACAGGATCTGCCAGATAACCAATACATTCTATTGCGTTAGTACCATAATAGAACATTGATTCTCTGTTAATATATTGTGGAAACCAATCTGCTACATCAGCAATAACTGCAGCATATTGGAATTTATATTGTCTTAGTCCGTTTGCAACATTCCAATCAAACATCCACTGACCTAAGTCTCTTAAATCTTTCTTACCACCTTCTTCTAGATAGTTAGCCATATCTCTAGCTAAGCGTGGTGCAAATTCACATAGGAAATAATCGCCACCTCTCTTATATTGAAACTGAGGACCTTCAAACCCCGACATCCCTACAAAGACATCCTCGTTCTGTTCTGGGACTGGGGGTTTTGGGAATGCTGGGAATTGATACCCAACAGAAGTGTAGAATGACTTGGTTGCTGCCTTAACTTGCTCACACATTTGTTCTATAGAATCAGATTGCCACAAGTCGAATAACAATGTGTTGTGGTAGCCACTTGGTTTGGTAGCATAGTTAATTGCAGATCCACATACTCTATGCAGTATGAATAGGTAGAGCCACTCTGGTAGGCCGAAGACATCTTGTTTACCAGTCCAGTTATTAGCGACTTCCTTGCGCTGTTCTGTAACTAGACCTTCCTGCATTCTTGACCAATACGGATGTGCTTCAGTCCAACCGTAAAAAACATCATTTACGATTTGACTAAACCCAGCATACTTCCTTTCGACTACATCATACAGCTCGATTTGTTCCATCAGCGGATCGTCCATCCTGGACTCGGCATGTGGAATGTGGCCTAGGTTACTCTTTTTCTGCTGGTCTAAAGCTAACTCATAATACCTGATAAACTCATCATAGTATCTGGTAGTTTTAATTTTACACGTCGTACTCATTCACTTCTAGTATTTCCCAACTGAAGGCTTCTCGGTTTCGTTGGTATTGTTTCATTGACCAATTAATATCATCGGTCGTTAATTCAATGGTATAAGGGGCATCTTGTCTGCCCATGGTTTCTGTTAATGGTGTTATTTCTATTTTATAGGTTTTCATATATTAAAATAATGCTTGCGTCACTTTAATTAATTTCTTATTCGGTTCGTCTTTCACTAAGTCCCATCTGTAGAACTCTCGTGCAATATGTACAGACTTTGGTTTTTCCATTACATCAAATGTTAATTCACCAAATGAATTGTAGAATACTTCTGGATGTTTCCAAGTATTCCAACCATTTCTATTACACATTTCTCTTACCAATCTGTTAAACTCTTTTACTAGCTCTGTTCTCTCTGCCCAGCTACCAGTAAACGGAGTACCTTTGTAGTAGCCTGTTTTTGGTAGAACTCTAGACTCATTCTCAATTGGTAGAGCTTGAACAACATCAATATGTTCTATTTCTAAATCAATTAGTTGTTGTTCATATTCTTCCATCATTGTTTTTAAAGACTTCGATGGATTGTCTTGTCTCATTAAGTGGTGTCTAATATCTATATTCCCTAGATAGATGCGCAGTGCCTGAATATACTCTGGTACATAAGTTCTAATACCTCTTCTTAGAGTACCGAAAAGCGTTAGACCATCGTGTCTATCTGTTTGATAGCCTGGAGTATATTGGCTAAATGAGTGTGAGTCTCCGAAGCAAAGACAGAAAGTCTTTTGAATTCTGTCTACTCTAGGAATGTTAGTACAGATTTCTTTTGCTTCGTCCACCCTAGACTCTAGTGTCTTAAACAGATCTGAGCCTGTTTTCAGTCTCTTTTCAATTAGAGTACCTACACAAGGCATATCATGGTGGAGCGAATACATGCGTATATCGGGAGCGAACATTCTAATGATTTGTTGATATAACTCATCGTTCGCCCCACCGAAGATATTGAAATTGCCTTTGAATTCCATGCCGTGTTCTAAGAGTACCACGTCGAAATCGTCTGCCTTCCAAGCTGAATTGTCTGTAATAATTTGAACATGCTCGTAACCTGCATGTTTTAACTGGTTGGCTAGGTGGAATGCCCAACCAGATTTATGTGAAGTAGGTCTTGCACTCAGCTTTCCAACGAGAGCTGAAATTGCAATCCTGATATTAGTGTCTTTCTCTAAGTCTGTGAAATAGACTAGGTTATTCTGTGTCTCCATAGCCAGCGTCTGCGTCAGTTAAATTAATAGGCTTTTCAGTCTTACCGTAACCATATTTCTTGATGTAATTATCTAGACCGCCGATATATGCTACGGCATCTAGAAGATTATCTTCTTTATAGTTGTAAGAATGTCTGCTTAATTTAAGGGCAACAAGTGCTGCATACATGTCAGAACCTGACCACTCTTTGCCGGTCATACCGGAACAGATCATCGCCGCACGTCTCATGCCTTCTTCGAAAGGACCGTACATACGTTCTTTTTCTTCAGATCTGTTGTTAATAATTTCGTCTGCTGTTTTTAGAATGTTTTTGCTCATATAATACTAGATTTAACTTAAGTATTATAGTAAGAAAGCCGCGAATGTTTCACGGCTTTCAGTAGATTATTTGGAGTAAACGTTGTCGATTACGAACTCGTCATCTTCGAGAATGAGATACTGTCTGGGTAGTGCGTCAATGACAAAAACATTGTCCTTTACGCTAACAAATTCTCTCTGAGTGTGTCCAACGATCTGCACAATCTCAGGGTCAATCGGATCCTCACGAAGAGCAGCCGGCCTAATCCAAAAAGGTCCATCATGGGGAGAATTTCCACGACTCTCTTTTCCACTATGATTAAAAAGATCTGGTCTCTCAGCCCAACGAGCATTAACTTTGTCTGCAATCTCAAACATGTGGCCCATGTCTTCGATATTCTCATAGTACCAAGTAGAACTGATACCAGCATGAGAGACAAGCAAGTTGTTGTACTGCCATGCAGCTTCAAGATTGTGCATGTTCTTCTTCAAAAGTTCCCAAATCTCTGTTGCAAAGAAGTGAGAGTAGCCGCCATACTGACCTCTACACCAAGGCATATAGTGAAAGTCATGGTTACCGATTAGAAGAGTTACATTGTCTGGATTAGACTCTTTGAACTCAATAATCTCCTTGAAGTTTTGAATCTGTACTGCAGGAGTAATTAGAAAGGCATCAAAGTAGTCACCAACGAACACAAAGTGGTCAGCATCCTTATGCTTACTGACAATATACTTCCATGTGTCATGTCCATGGATGTCTCCGATAAAAACAATCTTATTCATCGTCTTTGTTTTTGTGTTTCTTCTTTCTTGTATAAGCCTTCTTAGACTTTACAGTCTGTTGTGTCATCTTCTTAGAAATATGATGTGCAGCCTCACCAGAGGTCCACCCTCCGTTGAAGTCCAATTTGTCATCATGTTTCTTTTTCTTGCTCATCACAGTACTAATATAATAAAAAAGCCTGACATAAAAAAATATCAGGCTATTTATTTTGTAAAAATTTTGTTATTAGATAGGCCATATCTGTACGGTGCCTGCATCGTACCATTCACTATACCATCCTCTTTTATTAAGTTCCTTTTCCCACTTGACATTTACTCCTAGCTCATAACCTCTACCTTCAGCATAGTAGTCATATATTACTTGTCCTTTGAACTCATCCATGTTTTCACCTGAAACCCAGATACCACCTTCAGAGCCATTGAACTCTTCACTAGTTCTTACGAAGTCCATATACTTTTCAACAAACTTCATCATGTCATCTCTGTCTAATTTCTTTTCAGTGATAGGTTCTACAGATTCTGCGAAAGCTTCAATGTCCCACTGAAGTCTTTGCATTGGGTCGTCACCAGGGAATTCTTTCTCTATCCAGTCAATTAGGCCTGGTTCAAACTCAGCGTTTCTTGCCATATCGAATGCATTCTCTGCACCACCGCCAGAAGCAACTTCTTCTAGCCACTTTTCATAGCTTCTAGTGTTCCATCTCTTCATGGCTTTCTTTCTGTTCTTCTCAGCCTCTTTCTTAATAGCATCTAATTTAGCCATATCTGCTCTTCTTAGTTCTGCTTGTCTTAGTCTGATTAAAACAGGATCGTTATAGTCGATTGCCTCGTTTACGAAAGCTTTGAAAGTTAATGCTAAGTCTTCTGCTTGTAAATTCTTCACTGTACCTTTTTGTTTTTTCTTTTCTTCGTCGTCATCAATATCTGCGACTTGAACTAGAGTGTGAGGGAAATCACCTGAACCTAATTCACCGTTTGCTGGTAATGAAACATTGCCCATACCTCCAATCATACCTGGAGTTATTGCAGTCTGTTGAATAGTCTCATCTACTGCGACACCTCTTTTCTTTAAGATCTTTTCAATTTCTTGATATGCTCTCTTGTAATCAGATTTAGCATAGTACATTCCTTTAGCATAGTTAGCATAGCCATCCAATGCTCCTTTGTACATGCCCATTAATTCTTCACTAGACATTTTATCGTTGAATACAAAAGGTCCTATGAAAGCTTCATCGACTGTCTCTGGTAATTTATCGTGTTTTGTTGAAGCGTATTTCTTTAAATCTTTCTTAGTCATACCATCTACTAGTGACGCAACTTTATCTCTGTATTCTGAGTCCACGTCTTTAAGTTCCATACTACCAGATTTAACTGCGTATGCAACTCCCATTAATCTCTGTTGTGATTTACTTACTGATGGCATTTCTTTTCTCTAGTTCTCTTTTTATTATACCCTTCTTTCTTTTCATGTTGGAATTCTCGTAAGCCTTTAGTAACTCTTCTGTTGAAGTGTTGTGAACAGTGTAGTGTTTCCATGCCCATTTCTTGGTCATTTTATTATTACTGTCTCTTTGATATTCTTTGCTACTTTCTTTTAACTTACAAGATGCCAACTCCTTTTTATTATTTTTACCAAGCGTAATCGAACTTCTCGATTTTAGCGATTTTTTCTTTTACTCTTTTTGCATAGTTCTTAGATTCTCTCTCGTAGTAAGATTCTCTTTCACCGTATCTAGCTTCAGATTCTTCTGCTTGTCTAATGTAATCTACATATCTAGCATAGTCATCTAAGATATTCGACATGTGTTGAGATGCGTCTCTTGCTTTTACCTCTCTACCTTTTGGAGATTCACCAATTTTAATTTCTTGGTATCTAGTCTTCTCACCTTTAGCTAAACCATCTGAGATTTGTTTTGCCAACACGTCGATTGCGTCTTGTACCATTTTATCTAGTGGTAAGCTTGCTGCTTTATCAGCTAAGATCTTGTGGTATCTAGCATTGTTAGCATCTCTAAATTCTTTGTCAGATTTGAATGCTGTTGCACCTGCTCTAGCTTCTGCTCTAGCTTTTCTAAGATTTTCAGTAGAGTACTTCTGTCTAATTAGGTCTAGGTTAAGAACAACAACTCTGTCAGATACTTCTGCAATTCTCTTACCGTTGTTAAGACCTGATGCACCCCAACCTCTGTATTTGTGGTTGATACCGATTTGTCCTTCATCACCTTTTTTATTCTTAGACCAAGTTCTACCACCTGCCCATCTTGACCACTCGTTAGAGAAGAATTGTCTATCACCAGACATAGCTGCTAGTAGAATACCTCCACCTGGAACTTGTCGATAGTCATAGAAAGATCCGTTTCTAGTATCGAAATATGGATTATCTTTCTCATTATCTGAGATGAAGAAAAGAACGTGGTTTGAACCACCATAGTTCTTAAATATCTTTTGTGGATCGTTGCTAACGATGAAGTCTTCGTCTTCAATTCTGTCTAAAGCTACTTTAGCCAGGCCATAAAAACCTTTAGCTAACATAGACATATTTTTCTTAGCGTGTTTACCCTCTTTACCATTCATTAGAATAGATCTAAATAGTACTGAGTTAATTGCTTCGTTAAGAATACCATTGGAAGCTATAAAGTCTCCGAATGATTCGAATAAATTAAATTCTTTTTTCATATTTTTTGTGTTCATATTTTCCATTAAACCGATTGCGATATTACCAACTTCTCTGTCTCCTTTATCGACATATTTCTTGTTGATGATGCCAAATTTAAAACCATCAATTTCTACTTGATACATTGGCATCATTGTATCGCTATAAAAGTATTTACCTTTGTAACCACCTTTGTCTAATCCTTTACCGATTGCAAAGAAGTCTCTAACACCACCTACTATATCTGCTATTTTATCTAAGTGGTCACCAGCATCATCTTTCTCATTTACTTTAGATTCGTCAACTTGTACTAGAGTGTCATAAAATACATCTTGTACTTCACCGTGATAATCAGCATAGACATCTACTTCAAAGAAATTACCATCTTCATCTTCTCCTCTATAATATAGGTCTTTACCTTCGTTGCCGTGGTCATCAATAACATCTTCATACTCAAAGTCTACTTTGTGCTTTTTACCTTTAAGTTTGAATTCAACATAAGGCCATTTGTCTTTTAAGACTTTTACGTTCTCACTAACTTCATCAGATAGAATCATTTGCTCTTCTTCAGAGTCTAATTCGTTTAGAATTCTCATACCCCACTTTGAAAGTTTAATACCTTCTTCAGAGATATTGAAATACTTTCTATTTCTAGAAGACCATTGTCTAGAATCAGCAGATAACTCAGAAAGAATTTTGTTAAACTCTTCTCTTGTCACTACACCATCTTTAATAGCTTGTAAGACTGCATTTCTTACATTAGCCGTTTTACCTACAGTTTTAGCAGGATGATTCTCTGTATATTTTCTTTTGATTTGTAATTTCTTACCTTCTGATAAAAAGTCTTCAAAGTTTGTCATGGTTATGCTCTAATTTTTGCTAGTTTACCCTGTGTTTCTTCATACTGGAATGAGAATTTAGACTTTGCGAAAAGTGTTCCCATTGAGAATGAAACATAAATACCATCTGGTTTTTTCATAGCCATCTTATATGCATCTGCGGCAGAAGCCTCGTCGTCAAAAATACCGATATATTGCTTCTTGTTACCACCATTTTCTAATCTAATTCTTTGACCATAGAAATCTACTTCATTATGAGCGAATACTAAATACTTCGTATTACCCTTTTCTGGTAGGTTGTCGCTAAACTCACCAGCCCAGGTTCTATCGCTATAGTAATAAGAGCCAAATTGAATAGACTCATTTACTGAGTTTCTAAAATCTTCGAATGATAAAACGTTATTCATAATAATATGCTATATTTGTTTATATATTCTTCACAAACTCGTCGAAGGTTAAGAACTCAGTCTCGTTAGATTCTGCCATCACACCCATTGAGTCTTCTAGCTTCATCTTTAATTCACCATACATACCGTGAATACCTTTTGGAGTTAATTTTTTGAATAGTCTTTCATTGCCATCAAGCATCGCGTTCCTAACCTGAGTAGCTGAAATGTTTTTACCTGTTCTTGGAATTTCAAATAGACCAAAATCATCTCTAACACCTAAGTCATCTCTATATTCTTGTCTGTCTACTTGATAGCTGTAAACTTTCATTCTGTCAGTTCCAGTTCCCCAAAGTACTGGTTCGTACTTAGGTCTTAATTCGTTGAACATTCTATCGATTGCCGCTGTTGGTAAGATTTTTACATCTTCAATTGGATATGAAGATTTTAATCTGTTTAACATTGCTAATTGAGTCTCTTCATCATAAGGTCTCTTGAATGCATCTTCTGCTTTCTTAGTCTTAGACTTAATTAGGAAGATAACTACCGGATAACCATTCTCTTTTGAGATAGTCTCAATAACTTTAGCATGGCCTAGTGTAAATGGTTGGAATCTACCAACAAACATATTTACAAGCTTTTTACCTTGGTCTTTGTATTTTACAGTTAGACCCTCTGTGATTGGACTAACTTGTGTTTTAATTTTTTGATTCAACAAGTATTGTTTGAAATTCATGACATCACCTTCGTTTGTTTTAGCCATAACTTTTAGTTCTATCTTTTCAATAATATCATTAACTTCTCTCATCAAATCTGCGTTGATTAACGTTGTTTCTTTACGTCTCTTCTTTCTGAAAGAACCTAAAGCGATTTTGAATAGTTCTGCTAAAATTTTATCTTGTACTAAAGTTAGTGTTTTTTCGTTATTGATAAATTTTGTATTTAATTCAAACATTGGAGATTCTGAGAAATCAGCAGAGTCAAATTTAGCACCAATATATTTAGTAGCATTATTTTCTACATATTGGTTAAAGATACTAGACATTAATTCTAAATATCTGTAGTCTGTCTTTTCTTCAGTTAATTGTATTGATTCAAAATCAAAATTTGATAAATGTTCAACAATGTCAAGAATAGTAATCTGATACATGTCAGATGGTTTTCTTTCTGCTTTTGGTTTCTTGTTAAACTTCTCTAATACAAATGCTTGAATAGATTTACCGTCGTGAAAGTTGATAACAAACCCAGCTCCATCTTTAGATAGATCGTTCATTAAAGCTGATTGCTTCATGTTCTCATTGAAAATACCATACACTGTTCTAGTAAAAGATGGTCTATCTTCATCCTCGAACATTTGGCTAAATTCTTTTACACCCATTGACAGAATATCTTTGATTCTATCTTTTTGGCCTGAGTCTAATAGACCTTCAAATAATACAGGTGGTTTTGAAACACCTAATTTATCTGCCCATTTATTTAGAACTTTTGTATCTCTAATTACCTTTCTAACTTTATCAGGATTAGAAGGTTGAAGAACTTGGATGTGAGTTAAGATTAAATTTGACTTTGGTAATACATCATACTCAACATCTAGAGTTTTATTATCTGCTAAGTATTCAAAACCAAACTTCCAATCGAATGGCATATCTTCTACAACATCCTGTGAAACAGATTTAAAATGTCTAATTGCATTCTCATAATATCTAACGATAGTACGGTCTACAACATTCATCATAGTCTTTTGACCTGATTTGTAGAATGCGAAATCGTTACCTTGTCTTCTCGCGTGAAAAGATGAACCGTTAATTTTCTCTGTCACAATACATTTGTGATTGAGAAGTTTATCAACGTCTGCAATGTTAGCTCCTTCGAAATATGTTTTTAAATTTTGTAATGCCATAGTCTTTTATTATCTACCGTATTTAATAATACCCATTAACTGATTAATAGCGGCAAAAGTACCAGTTAACTTGAATGTTTTACCATTATACTTAAAGACTAAGCCTTCTGTTGGGATAATTGATTCAATACCACCAATACCTTCTAGTCTTTTTAATTCTTTTTCTACCTTCTCAATTTGTTTTAGGTCGCCGTTCTTTTTAACTTTATCAGCTTCAGATCTGATTTGCTTATGTAATCTTGCTTTCTCAGCTTCTGGATTAGCAGCAACAAAATTAGAAACGTTCTTTAAAACATCTGCACCTAGTTCTAAAAATAAGTTTTCAAAAGGTAGAATGTTTTCTTTATACTTCTTGTTTCTTTGACCATCAAAATCTTTGACGGCTTTTGCTTGTTCTGGAGTAACTGCCTTCTTTAAGTCTCTCATATTTAGAGTCTTCTTGTCTAGATATGCCCATCTTAATAGAAGTCCTTCTTTTAATGCTGGGTCTAAATCTGCAAAGTTCTCTTCGATTTGGTTTCTCCACCAAGCCTCGTGATACATTTTGACTTCATCTTGATCTGATAAACCATAAGTATCTCTTAATTTATTTATCGCTTTTTCATAATAGCCGACTCTCTCATCAAAGTTAATATCTTTTGCTAACTTCAAAATTTGAGGGGGAATTATTGTAAATGTTTTACCAATATCAGCTTTTAACTCTCTGAGTGCTTTTACTATTTCTGCTGCGATATTCTCTTCACCTATGATATTACCCTCGCCATCAGTAACTTTCATGCCGTGGAATTGAATAACATCTCTGTCATAATAAATTACATTAGGGTTTTTAGAGTAAATTAACTCCATATTGATAAAAGACTTACCGTCTTGGAATACAGATTGGTCCTTAAGCTTTGGGAGCGCTTCTGCTAGATCTTTAGCAGCAAAGATGAATGTTTCTTCAACCAGCTTTGAAGCGTGGCCAGTGAACATCTTAATAATACCATTTAGGTCGAGTGGATTAGCTAGTTGCCCTTTGTTTCTGGCAAACATAGTCTTACCATCCTTTACAGTTGCGAATACATTCTGACCATCTGTCTTTTCAGTTGGAGCCTCTTCAAAATCAAGACCTCCCTGTAAAGCAGAGTTCACAATTCTCTTAAAGTCAGCAAATGTAAGTGAGTGGTCATCGAATGGGTGCATCATGTGGCCAGCGGCCCCACCCTCAAATACGAAATTCTCCAAGTTGTCTACCTGGAGCTTTTCGTTTATGAAATCTGTAAAGTTATAGTATATCTTCATGAGAAGTTTTAAACTGTTTTTATCCTAGTGATGATTGTAATGCGCCAACTGCTGCACCATAGTCATCGCCGTGTTTGTCTAATAAACCGTCTACTACTTCTTGAGCTTTTTCTTCGTCGAATTTATCACCGAATGCTTTTCCTAAAATTGCGAATGCATACTCTTTGAAGTCTTCGTCTGATTTTACTTCAGCCTCGTTAGTTACTCCTTCTTCAGCAACTTCTTCCTCTTCACCTTCTTCTTCAGCTGGAGCTTCTTCACCTTCTTCCTCGTCATCTTCTTTTTCAACTTCGATTTCATAATCTCCGTCTACTTTGATTTCGATTTCGTCTTCAGTTACTTCTTCCTCTTTAACTTCAATACCTTCTTCTTCGGCATATTCTTTTGCGTTCTCTTTGTCATCTGCATCTACACCTTCGACATCATATTCCTCATCGCCAACTTTGAATTTATCATCACCTTTAGCGATAGCCTCTGCTCTTGCAGCACCGAATGCATTTCCTTCTCCTAGAATTTCTTCCATAGCTTGTCTTAAATCTTCAGCTTCGATCTTACCTTTTTCAAATTGATCTAAGTGGAACATAATCTCTTTCTTAGAAACTTTAGCAATATCTCCTTCGTTAACTGATTCTCTAATACCTAAGAATTTAGCAGCCGCTGATTTCAGGTCATCATAAGTGTATTTACCAGTTAATGCGCCATCCAGAATAGTTCCTTCTTTTTTACCGCCGTTAACATATAAATCTACATGGTCAAAACCTAACCAATCACCACCTCCAAATTCATTCTTTGGGTCCATACCTAAATCTAAAGAAAGTGTATAAGCCAGAGACTGGTCTCCGTGAAACTGATCGTTATACCCTAATTTTCTTTGTCTTTGATATGTTTTAATATCTGACTTTAAGTTTTCATTTACATCTTCTTTAGCTAGAGTAAATGTTTTACCGTTGAATTCAAATTCTTCAGCACCTTCTTCCATTGCTTTAGCTCTTGCTGCAAGGAATGCGTTACCTTCAGTAACTACTGATTCGTTTTGATAAATTAAGTTGAAAGCATCTACGATTTTCTGAGCATGTTTGCTTAATCCCCATCCATCTAAGTAAAGTGCAATACCCTCAACGATACCAATACCCGACCATCCAGCTGCGCTAGATAATTTGACATAGTTTTCATCTAAGAATCTTTTGATTGTCTTAGCACCTACTGGAAGTTCCATACCTCCTAGATTATCTACTTTAATCATCACAGTTCTAATCTTACCACCTAACGCTTTTCCTACGGGTTCAATGTAAGAATGGAAATTTGCGTCTTCTAGTGCATTCATAAGTAAATACTTGATTGCACCTAAGTGTGTAGCTTCATCTGCAGTTAAAGCAGAACCTTCCATCATAATACCTTCTAAAGTTCTAGCAACTTTCTTTGCATCTTTTACATTACCTTTAGATGGTACGAATTTTTCGTTAATTACAAGGTGTTCGAAAGCTGGTTTTAATTCTCTTGGCTCATCATAAGTATCTGCCATATACCATTTGCCGTCTCTTTCGTCATATAGGTAGACATATTCTGCACCACCGTCATACTCAGCATTTTTGATATACTTTGCGACATTCTTTGCATCACCTTTCATTGTAACCTTGTCTCCGTAGAAATTAATCTTACTAGGATCTGCTTCTAGGAATGAACCGCCACCTTTCTTAAGTAATCCCTTTACAGCTCCCGAATTCATGTAACCTTTCTTGATTGTAGGTAACATGTGGTCTGGATAGCCATCATAGTGCATATACACTGATTCGATCTTACCCCTCTTGTTAATAATACCGATTTGAGAACGTGTACCTTCTTCGATAATAGCAATCGACTCGCTAACTTCTGAAGCACCTAATTTTCTGTAGAAAGAGTTTCTCTCTTCTTCGTTTAGGTCTTTTATAGAAGTTACACCAAATTCGGCTAATAATGTTTTAAATTGATATGCTGCTTGATTTCTTGCAGCGCTTTGTTCTTCCTCTAATTTCAGAGCAGCGGCTTTTGCACTAGCTGTTGTGAAATCTTCAAAAGATTGTAGTTTTAATGAACCCATTTTAATAAATTTGTTTTTAATACTTTACTATTGTATTATATATCACCGTCAAAAGTAACATTTTTTATCTCAAACGGGAACTTCTGCTCTCTATAGATCTTCTGTCTAGCTTTAGAGTGTCTGATTAGATAGTTATCCCAATCTGGTGAGGATAAATCATCTACAAAGTCAATGATATTTACCTCAGACTTAGTGTGGTGTTTTCTTAAACCACGACCAATCGATTGTCTAATAATTACTTCTGATTTGAATGATTCGGTAAAGAAGATGTTATGTATTTTCTTAATAGAAATACCTGTAGAGAATGTACCGTAAGAGGCGACAATTACTACTTGCGCACCTGCTTCCATCTTCTTTTTGTACTCTTCTCTAATATCTTTATCGGTATTACCATCCACATAGTAAACCGGTTTGTCAGATTCTTGTCTGAGCTTTTCATAGATTCTTTTACCATGTTCGATTCTGTGGAAAAGAACAAGGCTATTCCCACGTACTCTGGAAATAATGTTACAAATGAAAGCCAAGCGACCTGTTGAATTGATGACGTAGTTACTCTCGAACTTATATACGTCTTTGCTTTCATACCTGTTTTGCGACATTTCTCTAAAAGCATTCTTTGTTGCTTCTGGTGCATAATCCATCTTAATTACTTTCACATTACAACCAGCAATGTGTCCTTCCTGTTGTAGGAAATTTGCATTAATGTCAGTTACTACAGGACCTGTGTGTGCCATTAACGTTAATCTATCTAACGTTTTTGGTTTTGGAATTGTCCCAGAAAGACCAAATCTATAGTTGGCAGCTGTACATTTTTGTAAAATTGTTTTAATTGATTGAGATTTTGCTTTATGAGTCTCGTCAATAATTACAGCATCAAACTGCTCAAAGTACTCTTTGTCTTTCTTAACTAGGGATTGATATGTACCTATTACTACATTTCTACCTGGTCTAATTTTTTGACCAGAATAGATCTGTTGTATTTTAATGTTGGTTTGATTTCGCCAATTGTAGTCCATGAAATCTTCAGATGCCTGTACGACTAGAGATACATTAGGTACAATAAACAAGATTCTACCTGCTTTTGCTTTCTCTAACATATATGCCACTGCCATGAATGAGATGAGAGTCTTACCTGCTGATGTAGCCAATTCACTTAGACATCTTCTGAATTTTAAGATATTAAAAGCAGCATCGATTTGATAGTCTCTTGGAGTAATATCACCGCCTTCAAAATACTTAAGTGCCCACTCTTCAAATTCTTCTTGCTTAATACCTCTATCGAAAATAGAAGTTACACCATTTAATTTTAGTTCGAACTTGTATTCTTTAGCCAGATCCATAACGTCTTTCCAAAGACCAGATGGAATCCACTTGTCATCTTTAATGTATGAGATATAGCCATCCCATAACCCTTTCTTCACAAGAGGGTGGAATCTCCAGTTTTCAATTCTACGATTAAAGGTAATGTTGAGCTGTTCTATCTCTAGCTCACTAGCCTCGTCTATACGCAGAAACTGCTTATTATCTGTAAGAGTAAGTTCCATTTATAGTCCGTTCAAAGACAGCCTATTTCTGATAGCAAAGCCCATATTATCTAGGGTCTTTACAGAATCTCTATAAAATTCTAGTTGATTTTCTAAATGTGATAGAATCATGTTCTCATCAGCTAAATCATTTTCAAGAAACTTTTCTTTTTGTTTCTCACCTAGTTTATAGTCATAGTTATAGTATCTGATGTATGCCTCTCTGTATCGGCCAGACACCACTGTCTTTTGTTCTTTAATTTTTACATTGAGATATGCAATCTGGTCTACTATTGTCTGTCTTGTAGACAGAACGTTAGCAATTACCTCTTCCATACCATCAACTCTTTTCAGACCTTTTGCCAATGCTCTAATTGTATCAGACCATTCTTGTCTTTGTGCACTTAGCTTTTGGTCTAACTGCTGAATCTTTTCTTTACTCATATTACTTATATTAGAACAGTGACTTTTTGTTTGGATTATTCTTCACAAACTTAGCGGCTTTTTGGCCTTTCTTAAGTTTAGGTTTCTCCACAACAAACTTGCCAGTCTGAACGTTATCCTCAAAATCTTCTGCATCAAAGTCTACAATTAGCTTATGATGCTTAAACCCATCAGATCTCTTAAAAAAATCTTCTAATTTATCTTCCATATCTGTTAAACATACCATAGATCTAATGCGCTTGATGTAAAATAGTTTTCAATTTGTTTCCATGCGTCAGATTTTTGCTGGAAACACACTTTCATCAAATCGTTTAAATCTTTGATGTTATATGTATCTAGCTTAAAATCTTCTAGAAATTTAGTCCACATAAACACTGGTCTACCTTTCTTTAATTTCTCTGCCATTTTCTTTTTACCTGTAGCATCGTTGTCAAACATATATCTGACAGTTGCCATTTCATCAAACTCATCTGTACTTCGGCCGGCAGTAGCTAATGCTAATGAGTTATGCATAAACTTAGCGTCAAGTGGTCCCTCGAATAGAGTTACTGGTTGTTGGAAATTAACTTGCATAATACCAAATAGAGTTGATGCTTTTGCAAGTTTTGTTAATTCTTCCGGAGCTAACTCTAGAGGTTTCTTCCACTCTTCATAAAGTTTAGGTAGGTCATAAGTCAAATATCTTGACCCATAGCCTTTCATTCTTCTAGATTGTGCGCCGATGATTTTATTATCAATTCCCTTATTTAATATCCAAAGCCTATTGCCTTTAGGGGAGAATAAGAATTCATTAGCTTTCTTATGTAACAATCTATCTTTAAGTTGGAACCAGATCCAATCGCCCGGTTCAATTTCTTTAGCGCCGAATATAGTTTTAAATTCATCTACTGTTAAAGCAAGTTCTTGGACGCTTGCAAGACTTGCATTCTGTAATACTTGTTCTTGACTAACTTGTTGTTTGTTCTCTTTAATATAGTCAATAATAGTAAAAGAGTCACCAGAGTTAGGCATTCTAACTTGATGGTCTTTTAAGAATGTGTGTAGATTAGTGTGATGAGAACAGTTATAGCAGTGATACTGCAGAGTGTCCCAATAGAGATTGCCACGTTTCTTAGTGTCATCTGTACTGGAATCACCACAATAAGGACACGCCAGGGTTATACGCCCCGGCATGTCTTTAAGTAGTTGCTTGTTAGGATTAGAATGGTGTTCTACACATACTTGTTTTAGTGCACCTTTTATTCTAGTCTTAAGCTCCTCTGTTAATTGTATATTCTTAGAGGTTGAGGTCATTCAAGAACGAATCTAAATCATCATCTGTGTTAGCTTTCGCTGGAGCCTCTTCTGTCTTCGTTGCTGTTGCTGCCGCTACTGCAGGTTCTGTTTTAGCCGGAGCTGGTTCAGCCTTTGCAGGAGCTTGCTTTGAAGCAGGAGTTGCAGTTACCTCAGCGATTGAGTCACCTGGATTAAGATACATTCTCAAGACGTTATTCACGAATGCTCTTGTGTCTTCATCCCATGCCTTATAGTCATAAGTTGCAAGTGAAGGAGCTGCGTCTAACTCTTCTTTGATAGAAGCCATCGTCTCTTTATTTCTTTCTGCTGGAGTTTCACCCATTAAGATTGCAGATGTGTTAGAAGAGAATTTAGATTTATCATAGTTGTTATACTCACCTTGTCTTGTGATAACTAACTCAAAGTTCTTACCTTCGAAAAGGTCGAATACTTGTGTTGGCTCACCAAAATCAGGCTTCAACTCAGAATCAATCTTCTCTTTAATCTTATACCCAAACTTGAATACTTTGTAAGTACCCTCCATTTCTGGGTTCTGTGGGTCTTTAATAATCTTAATAAGAGAATAGTATTGTTGACGTCTCTTTAGTTTTTCTGAAGATTTTCTATCTACAGCAGAGTCAGACTTTCTCAATTTCCAGAATACATCTGCAATTGGACAGTGCTCGCCGATAGTTTGTGGAGAGTCAACTAGTTTACCGTCACCGTTTGAGTTTGTCAACCAGTGTACGTATTTTTGAATCAAAGATTTTCTTGGATTCTCTGGATTAGGCACAAATCTAATTAATGCTTTGTACGTTCCGTCTTTGCCGTCATCGGCAGTTGGTTTGTAGACTTCGTTTACCGTTGTCTGTTGAGGCTGATGCGTTTCTACGTCTTCTACGCCTAAGTTAAAAATGTCAAAATTGTCACTCATAATACTTAAAATTGTTTAATAAAATGTTAATACTCGAAATTACGTTAATGTTCTTTCAGTTCCTTATAGTTGTACAATAATCAATAGTTTCAATCTAGTGTCAAATAAGCTGGACGGGTCCCCGACCTTGGGTCGGTTGGACATTCCTTCCAAGTCCCGTTCTCTTGCTTAATCAGCCCTGATTTGTGTAGCAACTCCTCACGTTCTTCCGAAGTGATTGCGTTGGCTTCCACCATTTGTTTGAGAATATCGCTGAGACGGAAGTAGTCCGCTGTAATCAACATATCAATTGTACTTTTGTTTATTATACATATTATATATCTGTATTTAGCTTTGTTTCTTGATTAGAGTTGTTAATAACTTTTGCAAAAAAGTTGCAAAATAATTGCCAAAAAAGTTTCACATGTCAGATATTTTTATTATATTAGTACTGTAATTAAACAAAGGAATATATGGAAAACATTAAATATCTAAGTTCAAGGAATAAAGACCTCCTTTTGATGGGGGCTAAGACCACTGGAAGCTTTCTAGAGGGTTTTAACTACGTAAATGAAAGTTTATATGTCGACGAAGCAGACGAGCTCTACGCGTTCTGTGAGTACATTGAGAACGAGATTGGTGGAGCAGGTCCAATCAACATCGACATGCTTTGGTTAGGCTTTAAATATCCTGAGTCTGAGTACTTCACGAATGAATGTGCTAAAATTAAAAAGGATATGGAAGAAATTAACTCATACTGCTAATGGCAAAAGATAAAGAATACGTTATTGAAAGTAAAGGTTTCGACCATGTTGCCATCAGTAGAGAAAGGTATAAAATAGAACTAGAAGATCTTATGAAAAAAGAAAAAGACCCATGTGTCATCTGTGGTGGAGAAATCGCAGATGATTGGGGACATAATCCAGAGCCTGTTAAGGAGTACAATGAAGGTAAATGTTGTGATACTTGTAACTTTACCGTCGTTATACCTGCAAGAATTAAACTAGCATACCAACACTAAATCAGAGGAGGTGCCCTATGTCATGGGACCACAGACCTTGGGAAACACAATCCCGACAACGAGAACAGATGGAATGGGAAAGACGTGAATGGAAGCGTCGTGAGATCGAGTCAGAGCTAAAAAATGAAAAAAAGTTGAACAGATTTGAAACTGTTTCTGGGAAGTCGCATATAAGTTATGATTTTAACCCTCAGGGAAAGATTAGTTAGCCGGGGGCTTGAAGCAGAGACTTGGTCAGTTTGGCAATTTTCCCTCGAGTTGAGAGCGAAGATAATGGTTAAGGAACCAAGCGTCAACTAGGTCATCAAAAGGCTTCGGAACTTTTTTCACCTCGCCAATTTCAGAAACACAATACTTATATAGCGGAGTCTTAGCTAACTCAGGAGATTCGCAAACATTGTTTAGGAAAGCAGTCCAAAGTGCGGCTTTATTCATATTACCTTTTCCGGCATGTTTCTTAATTGTAGTAGGAGCAACAGTTAGAATATCTTCGACACATAGCATTTCCATCATTTGATGCTTTAAGATTGCAGCGCCTGCTGCCATGTCGATAATGTTATTTGTTCCCATCTTTGAACCGTAAGATGAGCCCTCGAAAGCAATGTAATAATCTTTTGTTGAGCCGATTATATTGACTATTTCAGAGATAATGTCTGAAGCCATCTCTCTGTATCTCTTGATTTTTGCGAACTCGTTCTTTGAGTAGTCACCAAATTTTGTTTTCCAATCTGGTTGGTGAAATAGGGTTACGTCTGAGAATGTGGAAATTTCTTCTTGACGTTTTTGTTCGGCTTTTGTGCCGGTACCAGCTTTAAGATATGAGATGAACTGATATTCATTTTTATCAGATGTCCAAATACAGATACCAGGGGAATTAAGCGAGAAGTCAACTGTAACTAAATTCAAATTAGATTCTTTTACCCATTGCAGCACCTAGAGCAGCGCCAACTAAACGGGAAGTTAATAAATCGTAGAAGATACCTTTCTGAATACCAAGTACTTTAGCAACCATCTTACCCATAGATTTTCCTAGTGCGAAACCAGTTAAACCACCGATAATAGAACCTAGAAGACCTTCATTTACTATATCTTCTTCAAGTCTATCTAGATCGAAAGAACCATCTTCTTTTTGATATTGCTTTACGAACTCTTCTAAAGCTGCGTCAACTTTTTCTTCTAATTCAGGAGTCCACTCAGATTCTAAACCCTCTTGTAAGAGTTTCATATCTGTGTCTGTGATTTTAGCTTCAACTAAGTATTCATTAAATGTTTTCATAATGTATATATCTTTTAATCTATTTCCATTCTTAAGTTCATCTTATTATAGAAGAAGTTAACTTCAAAAGTAGCGAAGTCAGCGACATTCTCTGCCATATTAAGATTTAACTCATTAAGAGAATTCATAATTATTTTCTCGAACTGCATCATAGCAACCGATGAACCTTCAGCATCTAGAATTCTTAGAGTCATAGGTTCAATATAAGGTTGTTTAGTAGTTCTAGCATAGTAGTAGAGTAGAGTGTCCATCATAATCCAATAATTAATGAAACCATCTAGTAGTTGCATCGTTACTGTAAATTCTCTTTGAATTGTATTTTGGATTGGCACTGCACCTCTATGATACCTGGTTGTTCCATCATTATCTGCTTGAGTAACTGGATCGAAACTTATACCTGGAATACTTATACCCTGGATTGAGTAGTTAACAAAATCAATAGGTTCTGCTAGTAGACCACCAGGTACTTTGTTCAAATACTTCTTGTATTTCTCAGCTACTTCCTCAGGGATAAAACCTCTAGGGAATCTAAAATCGTATGAATTATTTCTGCTATTTAAAATCATTATCCAAGAGTGAATTTACCTTTAGTAACCATTGACTCATCAGTACCGTTATCTACGCTGATGTAAAAATCTTTGTTTGCCATACCTCTAATAGTACTAGCATTCTGTTCGTTAATTTTAAACAAGACTTCACCTTTACCCATATCTATTTCTTTATTGTAGACATGGTTAAACTTCAATTTAGTTTTACCATCATTGAAAGTTAAGATAACTAATTCTGCATTTTCAAAAGACACTAATTCGAAATCATCACCTCTTTTCTTAGCGATTACAAATTTAATATAAGTTGAGAATGGAGGGATTGTAATACTTAAATCACCCTCGTTGACAAATTCAGTAGTGTCAAATTCTTCAACCTCTTTTATGATGTCGTTATTACCAGCTCCTGTAAGTTCTACTTTTGCTGATGAAGCAATTACATTATGTCTCTCAATAAATGCAGGTACAAATTTAACTGAACGTGGTAAGTTATCTGTGATAAAACCAGAGATTGTTTTGTTAGAAGAAAGACTTGGCAATATATTATAGACTTCTGTCATGATATTCGGATTATCAATCTTAAGTGCTGATAATCTCTTACCGTATTTAGAAGCTTCAGCCACAGTTAGTGCTGCTTTCTTTACAATCTGTGTATTATCTGTTTGATTGTAAATTCTCATAGTTACGTCTATTGAGAAGTTTACTGCTACATTAGCATTTTGAATTACTGGTCTGAAAACTAATGGAGTACTAAAGTCTTCATACTGAGTAAATGTTGTTCCACCTGTTTTAATAAACGAAGTACCAACTTGCTCAAACACCTCAACGTCATAGATAACTACAATATCATCTTGCGAAGTCTGTATTCTATTTAGTATATGTCCCTCGAATGCTGCGATAGAATTATCTTTCTCTCCGAAAATCTTAAAGTAATCTCCATCTGTTGCATTCTCTACTGAGACTGTGAAATCTACAAACTCATCCTCTCTAGGAACTGTAAATACATTCTCTTCTCCAGTGTAAACAAAGTCGAAACCATTAATAGTTTCTAGTCTATCTAAGAGTTTGAATCTAATTCCATAATTAGAGAATGGGTCTAGGTTACTTGAACCTGCAGTTCCATCTCCATAGAATCTATCTGAGAACTCTGCATTCTGTCCAACTAAACTAGGAATCTTAATGTTAATATATTTAGACCAAAGGGTCTCACCTAAGATAAACGGCTTAGGGTTAGAGAACTCATAGTTACTCTGGTTTAAATAAACTAACTGAGTTAAAAAGTTTTTGACACCATCAGCTCTATCTGCTAGTACTTCAAATAAGAAGCCCTCGTAATTTCTTGCCGCGAAGCTAAAACCAGATCTCAAGTGTAATCTTACCGTATCATATAGAATGAAGTTAACATTCTGAGTTGCCTCAGTCTGATAGTTTAAAAGATCTGCTTCATTACCGCCTGGCCACTCTGTTGAATTATTAATAAAGTTATGCATCTCGTAGTTACCAGTTGAGTCATAACCTAGTAGTGCATATTTAGTTGCATCATCACCAGGTACATTGACTGCATGGTATCTACCGATTGTCTGATTAATATCATTTCCAGTTGCTTCATCTGGAGAAGCAAACAGAGGATTAGCTCTAGAGTCAATTACAGCTTTACCACCGATTAGACCAGGGTAAGAGTAATTTGCCGTACCATTTTGATTAGGAGTAAATTCACCTATTTGTGTTGTTGGTGAGTAAGAGTAAATACCTAGATTACCACTAATTGCAAAATCAGCTGGATTAGTAAGAGCACTTAAGTCAAACTTATATGTCTTACCATTCTGTAATAATAGAGTTCTAGCAGCAAAGTTTTCTACTGCTAAATAACCAGATACAGAGGTTACATCAAAATTCACTACTGCAGAACCTAGCTCATTAATTAAATGTCTAGTCTTAGAGGGATCTTGGTCCACTGTGTCCAAGAACATTACTTCACTACCATTATCATCTACCTCAATACGATACTTCTCTGGATCGCCTTGGTCATGGTAGATAAACTCAAGTAGAATGTCCTGGTCTATCTTATAGTATCTTGATGATTGCGCCATGTTTTAAAATTGTAAAAATTTAGGTGACCAGTATAATCCCAAACCAATTGAAGGCCCGGTACTAATTACCTGATTATTATTTAAGTTAACACCATATCCAACACCAAAGCCGATTAACCATCTTGATTTCTTCTCAGCTTGTCTGTTTAATCTAGTATTGACTAAATTTATATTTTCAATATCCTTAATCACTAAACCTGGATATGAAGTAGATAATTTAAGTCTGTCTGCTCCATCTTCGCCTTCTTCAATTGCAGCCATCAAGCTTAGTGTTTGTTTTAATTCAAATTGTGTGTTTAAGACTTGGAATTGTCCAAAGTCATATTTTACCGTCGAGAACCCAGATAAAATTCTAGAGTTACCATTACCGAAATCTTTTTCAGAATTGAAGTTGATTTTAGTAGTAACAGAATCTATCGCCGCTGTGTTCGTCGTTACGTCTAGGCTATCTTTAATCTCTAATTCTGCAGAAATTAAAGAGTTAACCTCTTTTAAATCCTTATTTAACTCGAGAGCCTTTTGGTATTTCTTTGTTAAATTTGCCTGACTCTCTTCAAGTTGTGATAGATCAAATTCAAAAGATCTAATCTCAGCTAGCTGATCGCCATTCTCATTTCTTAGTATTTTAACAGAGTCTTGTGCTGCCTTATAGTTATTTAAACTTCTGTCAGCGTCCTCTTGTGCAAATTTCACATCTTGTTTAAGATTAGAAATCTGATTACATTGTCTAAGAAAGAGCATAACGAAAAGAGCTCCAGCAATAAAAGTTACTAGAGTCTTGTTCGAGAGTATGTTTTTTATCTTGTCTTTCATAATTTATTAATTAGCGTTACACCATTCTTCAACACCTATTGAAGCAACAGTATACGTTTTCGCTTTATCGTCTGAACCAAATGGGAAAATAGTATTTCCAGTATCATTTGTCCATGTAATTTTCCATAGATCTAACTCGCCTTGTTTCTCTACAGTACAATCATTTTTCTTAAATATATCTTTTACTTCTCCCTCTTCACCACCAATAGTAATAGTAATTCTATCCCAACAAGTATATCTAAACCAATCTCTATCGATACCTAAAGGACTTGTCCATAGATATGGAGTAGCTTTAAGATCTAAGAAGAACTTATTATCTAATGCTAATTGTACAGCGCTCACTAATATAGACTGTAAATCAGCTAACTCACTAGCATCATAAACCTCACCAGATAGTGGTGTTATTACTACATCCGCATCCTTTGCATGTTGTCCACCGTTAGCCATACCACCAACAAGATGCCAATTATAGTTGGTATAGTTAGGGATATTCTGCTTCACTGCTTCCCACCATGCTTTAAGCTTGGCAGGAGTACACGGTCTTCTAAAGTCAGTGTAATCTGTAGTTGAAACGTTTGGTCCTATTTTTAATTCGTAAGCCATGTTAGTCTTTTATTTTTTATGACGATCCACTTTCAGATGTGTCATCACATCCATTTATTGGCATTGTATCTGCTACTGGAGAAATTGATTGCCCTTGTAAATTATACCCTGATACAGTCACATTCAGAGTAGCAACATGTCCTCCACCACTACAGTCACCAGTACCAATATATTCTATTGTACAGACTTGTGATGTTGAGTTAGTTAAAGCGAATTTGTTAGCATTAATTCCAGTAAGTGCCCATTGGAATGTTGGGTTTGTGCCGTAACCTCCAGACCCGTAAACGTTAGTAACTGATGCTGTATAATCTTCAGCTCCACCCACTACGTAGATCCATTCTTCTCCTGAGATTGTTACTGAAGAACCTGATTGGCTACCACAGTTAGTCCAACCTTGTCCTGATTGTGGCTCGTTATTATCGTTCAAGCCAATTGCCCAACCACTCCAAGCGAAATTAGGTTCGTTAGAACTAATTATTTTCATAGCGCCTGTATTACCATTTACACTGTAGTTATTAGCGAAGTAGTTCTGGAAGTTTGCTCCACCTTCTCCTTGTGGATATGTAAATGTTTGATTTGCAGACGTTTCATTACAGATTGTACTCCATGAGTCTGTTTCCGCAACTTGAGCAGTGTAAGTAAGTTGACTTACGCTACCATCAATTCCTATTGAGAAATTCAAGTTATTTGGATCTATTGTATCGTTCCATCCGACAACAACTCTACCAGCTGAGTTCACGTTAGGGTCAACATAGGTGTTAGAGCCACCGCCTCCCCATGAACCGATACTAACTTGAGATGGGCTAATGTTATACCCAGATTGTGCTTCAACATAGAATGCATCAGCAATACTAGCACCAGCAACTCCAGTTCTTGTTATTACATTATTTGGAGAACCTCCAGTTGCAACATTATAGATGTCCGCGTTTCCTATCGTACTATTTGCTGTAATTGTAACTGTATATATGGGAGCTTCTGTTGTTGTAGTCGTCGTAGTTGTAGTCGTCGTAGTTGTCGTCGTTGTAGTTGTTGCAGTTCCAGTTGCATCATCAGTCGCCGTAACAGTCAGACCTGAGTTACTATAACCACTCGCAGGAACTGTAATTGTACCTGTATAAGTATTAGAACCAGATTGATATGTGGCAGGGCTAACTGACTGAATTGTACCTAAACTAACTGTCGCAGATGCAATTACTGAATCTCCTACCGTACCATCTGGTACACTAAAGTTAGCCATTGCTCCTGTAAATTCTGGAGTACCTGCATAAATATCACCGTTCGCATCGAACGTTACATCAGCGTTATCAGTCATTGAGATTGAATTAGCGGCTAAACCACCAGCTGCATTCAAGTTTAAGTCACCTGCTGGAAGAATCTCAATTGTATAAGCAGCTCCACCTTGACCACATGGTGCTAAACAAATTTCTTTCCATTCGAAAACACCAGCAACTGCAGATTCTACAGACACTTGTGCTACACTTCCAGTCCAACGTAATAAACCAGCCTCTGTTGCTGTAATTGAACTTGTTGGTAATTTAAAAACTGAGTTTGAACCTTGAAAGCTCATTCTTGTACCTTCACCCACTTTAAACTGATCTGCATCAATCATAATCTGAGTATCTACAGCTTGTGGATTATTAAATGAAGGTCCAATCTTGTATCTTACACCACTTCCGATTTCATCACTTAATGCACTGTATTCTTGTGATTGTACATCTAACGCCGAGCTACCTAAGCCATCAACGTCTCCATGATAAAATGCTAGATAAATGTCAGATGGTGCGTTACCACCTGCAGCATGTTTACCTAATGTTAGTGTAGATGAAAAATTATTAAAACCATCTAGGTTTTGTACTTCATCGAAAGTCTGGTCACCTAAAAATACAGTTGGATGATATACATCCCCCTCCAACTTCGGCTTTAGAATGTCATATTCACCAGAATTAGAAGCAATAACTTTCCAACGAGAAGTAGTTGCGCCTGTTTCACCCTTAGAACCAGTATCACCCTTGATACCTTTTTGTCCTTGTGGTCCAGCCGCACCTTGTTGACCCAATGCACCTTTTTGTCCAGTAGGTCCACCACCGTTTGCAACGATCTGGTCGAAATTATAGTTTATCTTCTCAAACTTAATAGCATCAGAGTCACTAGGGTGTAGTATTTCTTGTATATTGATAGCCATCCTTACGACGTTATTTTTATCATAGGCTTAATTCTATAAGAATAACCTAATCTTTTATTATATATCAATCTAAAATTAAGGGGCTTTTGTTCATGAGCTCTAAAAGAAAAGTTTTGATCTTGTACAAAGCCTCCATCATCTAAAGCATCAATTGTAGCCGCAGTCTCTAAGCTAGAAGCTTGGCCCTTAATTCTTCGAGTGAATAGTTTTATTTGATTTATTCCAAATAGATTTACTAAGTTTTCATCAATGTAAAGCTCAGCATCATCTTTCAGAGTAGTTTTATCTTCCGCGGAATCAGCAACTGCTACATATTCTTGAATAGTTGCTAAAACACCGTCTGTTGCTAGAGCTTTTCTAATTGTTGTCGTAATATAGAAGTCCATTACAATTCTGTTCTTGTCTTCAAATAATACAACATCTGATTGATTAGTAGAATCTATTAGTATTTGTTCTTGTTCTTCTTCTGACTCAACAGTAGCGACAGAGAAGTTCAACAACGTGTAGCTGTCTTTTATCTTCATAATTGTAGAAGATAGGTAAGACTTTTCTTCTTTAGTATCGAAAGTACCAGGTACTTGTTCTGAACCACCACCAGATAAAGATCTTGTGTAGTAGTTTTTATCCCAAGAAGACTTAAACGTATGTACGTCTTTTTTATCTATTGCAATCTCACCGATTAGTGGATATAGTGGTGGTTTATCTGATGTTGCAGATAATTTAGTTACACCACTTGCATTAAATTCATTTACTTTTCTGTAGAAGTGATTTCTAATATAACCCCATCCTAAATCGTGAGCACCACCATCATAGATGAAACCTAAGTTTAGAGCAGTACCACATCTATTATACCTCTTGTAGTAATCTCTAGCTAAATTAATTTCATCAACATCACTTAGCGAGTGCTTATACATTTGTTCTTCTAATAATAACTCACCAGTATTTGCAGTACTCTGTAGAGTGTTAGTCTTCATGTGAGTATAAACATCTGTAAATGTAATTACAGGTCTAGTATCTACTGTGTACTGTGCATTATGTCTAATTAAGAATGGATAGTAAGTTAAACCTTGTGCTAAATCAAAACCGATATTACCAGAGAATAATTTAAACGACTCAGGTTTATCATCATCTTCAACTGTAACTATATAAGATTCTTTTACAACTTCAGTACCATCTTCTAGTAAGATAATAAATTTATTATTGCTAGAAGTACCATCTGTATCGATAGTTGTATAAGTAACATTATTAGGTTGTCTTAATAACATCTCTGCCACTTCTTTAGCCGCTAAGCTATCCAAAATAGATTTGTATGCATTTACACCACCGTTTAAGTAAGTGTACTCAGCGTTGTACTGGAAAGAATAAGGCATATTACTGAAATCAGCAGCAGGAGCATTATCATAACTAACTGAAGTTACATCTCTAGGAGGTTCAGCTAGTTTTAATTTATCTTGACCATCAACAAGAGCTAATTTCATTTGATAAACTCTAGGGCCAAACCATGTGTTAACCTTAATTTCAATTTTACCAAACTCGTCATCTTCATTCTTGTTGATTTGCTCTAAGAACTGAGGTAAAGAATCATCGCCGTGTACTAAACCATTTACCTCTAGATAATTAGCAGCAGCTGGATTAGTAGAGTTAATACCGATTAAGTCCATTGAACCATCTAACTTAATATCTGAGAAAGCGAATGTTTGCTCTTCACCTTTCCAAACAAGTGAGTGGTTTAATTCATATAGTAATTTTCTAGTTAGAGTGTTGTCTGCCCATAAATCATCTAGGTCGATATTCATGAAGAATACAACAAACTTAAATTTCTTATTTTGAATTACCTCGTATGAAAT